TTACGCCGATTCGCGTTTGTCGGTGTGAGGGTCGTTCTGTGAGGGTTTCCGCATTTTCTTGGCGATGTCCTCGGCCGACTTCTCGACCCGCTTTGAGGCATACCAACTGCGGGTGGTGTCCCAATCGGCGTGCCTCATCACACGCATGATATCGGCTTCCTCGCAGCCTGCATCCATCATGTCCTGTGCGCACGTTCGGCGGAGATCATGGGCACTGGCGTACTTGTTCTTGTCGGTGAGGATGCCCGCCTGCTTGCCGATCGCTGCCAGCACCTTCCCGGCCCACTCAGGATTGCGGCCCGAGCGGTTGGAATGCCGGATCGCCGGTGGATCAAACACCCATCCCTCACGCTCGGCCTTGGGGACTGTGAGGAGCAGGTCGGAAAAGTCCGGCGTCAGCGGGACATCTTCCTCCGTGTCGTTCTTTTGGAGGTTGGCCGGGATTTCCAGCCGGGCGTATTTCCCGCTGAAGACCGGCCGGAGGTAGTGCGGGTCCGTCCAGTGGATCAGGAAGTTCTCCTCCAGCCGGAGCCCCTGCGCCCTCACACCCCGGATCAGGAACTCCCACCCGGGATAGGCGTCCTTCAGCCGAGCTTTCGCCACCTTCAGGTATTCGGTGAACTCATCAGGGGTGAGCGGTCGCCCCTTCATTTTCTTCCGCTTGGCGACGGAGATGCCTTTCACCGCCGGAACGAATTCGCAATACCCCTCCTCGGCCGCCCACCGGAGAACCGCCAGGATGCTTTGCAGCCGCGACTTGGCGGAATGCTTCGACGGGTATTTCTTGATCAGGTAGTCGCGAACCTGCTTCAGAGCCTCGCGGTCGCACACATCCTTCACCCGCTTGGGGCTCAGGCACGAGTCGACCAGATTCAACCGCTCCTCACAGGCTCGCCATGTCCCGGGTCGTGGAGCTGGCAGTCGATTTCGGTAGGCTCCGCGGAACTCCGTCCACTCGGTCTGTTCGCCCTTTTTAGCCCGCTTGCCCCCTTTGCGGACGGCCTCTTTCCAGTCCATCCCCATGCGGTCGGCGGCTTCGGCGTCTTTCCGCTTGGATTCCGCAATGATCTTGTCGTGCGTGCCCGTGGAGACCCGCACCTCTCGCCCGTTGATCGTCGCGCAGACCTGCCAGAACCGGCCGGCCGGTTTCTGAAGAGTGAACCGCATCCCATCTCCCGCAACAGAGACGGGCGGACTCTATCAGGCCGCCTGCCGTTCGTCACACGCCAGGCAGCAGAGAGCGTGCTGCCCGTCCTTCCCCCGGGCCTTCGGCGCCGCCAGCACCGTGCATTCCCGCCCCTTCAGTCCGCAGTCATACAGGATATGGAGCTTTCCCCCGTCGCATTCCGTGCACTGATGCTCCCCGGTTTTCTCCCCCCGGTGGACGCACGGGAAATCGGCCTCGGTGTACGCCGCGATTCCAGGGGCCGGCGGCGCGGGCAGTTCAGGTGCGCGCGCGCGCACCTGCCGCTTGGCCTTCCAGTCCGTGACGAGCCGGGCCACGACTTCGTTGGGGGCCGCCATTGTGGGCTCTGAGAGGCTGTAGCAGGCCGCGCAGTCGCTTTCGGTGCATGGGGCCGGAATATCCCCGCAAAGAGCGCCAGCGAGCCGACAGGCGTTTTGGGAGGTGCTGTAGTGGAGGCAGGGGCGGCCGGGCTTGCGCCAACTCATGGAACGGTCACGTCGGGGTTCACGGGGAGATTGCCCACCTGATTGCGCAGGTAGGAGACTTCGGCTTCCAGTCGAAAGATTTTGGATTCGAGTTCGACGATGCGTTGCTCCACCATCCGCTTCCATGCGGGGGTGTCGATCGGCGGGAAGTTCGCGATGTTCATGGGTAGACGTTCAGGCAGTTGGTGACGAACTGGGCATTCCCGGAATTCCAGATCGCATCGCCGAAGAAGTTGAGATCCTGAATCAGCACCACGGACGTGTCGTTGAACCTCGCATGCACACAGGCGGGCTTGACGTTCGGGGCCGGCGTCGTGTCGTTGATGGTCGACCAGAGAACTGGAAACCCGCCTGCGGTGAGGAACGCCCCGGTTCCGGCATGCCGGATCGAACTCACGCCAGCCGTGAGCGGATCGGCCGTGATTGCGGAGATCAGCGTTGACCCCGCGTCGTAAGCGTCCGTCAGGTCATTGGTCAGACCGCAGTCAGTCGCGATCGTCCGGCACTGAGTCCGGGCCGCCGTGGACGTCGACCCGATAGGGTTTTCGCCGGACGCGATGATTCGCCCGACCCAACTCGGCGCGGCCATGATGTCCGCCCACACCGTGCTGGCCGCGTGCAGGAAGACGAACGAATAATCGTTGATGTTGCCGGAGTAGACCGTATCCACTCCGCCAACCGCCTCGGCCGCCAGCAGGGCGTCGAAGTTCACATAGGTCAGCGTGGCCGTCGTCGACAGCAGACGCAGAACCTTCTTCTTCCACGGAACCGGGGGGGATTCGGGAATGGCCACATCCGGATCAACAGGAGCTTGGCCCGTGGCAAAGCCGAACCCGCGCAGGTCCGACTCCAGCCGGAACACCTGCCCGAGCGACCGCATCAACCGCTGTTCGACGTCCCGGGAGTGAACGGCGTTCTCGATCGGCCACAGCACTATTGGGCCTCCCCGAACTCGTCGACGTAGCCAGACCCGATCGTCGCGACGGCCACCGTGTCGCCGTTCATCGCGCCCGAGCGGAACCCGCCCGGCTTGGTCGGCCTCCGGAACGTGACCGCGTTCCACGTGTACCAGAACACTTTTTCGGCCGGACGAATCTTGAGCCGGGCCTTCATCTCGTCCTGAGACATCGACAGGGCTTCGAGTTGATCCGACGAAAAGCTGATCGTGGTCGTGCCCTCTTTGAAGTCGTATTCCACATCCGAGACCAACGCCCCGATGGTGTCCCACGTCCATTCATCGGTGATCGGGTCGCCGTCATCATCCAGGGCTTCGAGGTTCACCCGGCGATTGAGCAACGCGAACTCATAGGCCATCCCCTCCAGCGTGATCGGCCCCGCGTAGATCAGGTCTTTCTTCTGCTCCAATAACTGCGCGGCGTACTCTTCGAACCGAGCCTCGCGAGTGGCCGACCCCACCGGGTTCCCGTTTTCGTACCCGACCGCCAGCGTCTCGTCATAGACGCGGTAGGTGTTTTCGAGTCCTCCAACCGTGTAGGCCGTCCCCTCGAATCCCGACTCAGGAACTCGCACCTTGAGCGGCGGCGCGAGACGGGGATAGAGGAACGTCACCGACTCGGGGGTTTCGATCTTCGGCGTGCCTGTTGGATTGAAGCGACAGACACACGTTTTGTTGGTCACGTTGCCGAACGAGACGATTCCCGAGCGCGCATCACAGATCCACCCGGAGAACGACGCAGGCTGATCCGATCCCCCATCGTTGTCCTGAAACGTCGCAATGAACGTGGCCCAGTGGGTCGTCGTGTAAGACGGGATGACCGCCGAAGGAATCGACCCATCGGACTTGCTCGACACGATGGTGGGACCAGGGACCGTGATCGGGTAGGGACCACGGTTGACCATGCGGGTAAAGTCCGGGTCGACCACCTGAAACTCATACCAGCAGTTGAACTCCTCGGGGGAGGTCCCCACCGTGGCCGTTCCGGTCAGGTCGAGAGTGTTCGGCCCCGCAGGCGTGTAGGTCGCTTCGGCCCATTCACGAGTCGGGGGGCCGTAGATTTCAACAGCCCCATACCGCCCGTCCGCGCTCCGCTGAATATCCGCCGCCAGCACCATCCCTGTCGGATTGGAGGGATCGTTCAGGGTGATGGTGACTTCGGGGGCTTCCTTCATATTTTGGAACCGCCACTTGCGGGTTCCGGGTTCCAAGAACATCCGAATGGCCGGATCGTGCGCGGCCAACAGCCTTTCGCAGAACGCGGCAAAGCACTCCGTCTGAGCCGTCACTGTCGACTGTGGTTCCGACGCGAGGGCGTCAATTTCCGTCGAGTCGTAGGGCGTGCCAGCCGCGGGCGCCGCGAAGATCGCCTGAAGGGGAAGAACATGGTCGTCCATCACCTGTTCGATAATCTCCCCGACCGTGAACGCCACCGCGCGCGCCAGCGCATATTCCACACTGGCGTCGTTCGTCGCGTTGTAAGTAATGAGGGGTGAGGACGCGGGATCGGGAGTTGTCGCGTTGTCCCACGGGAGGTTCATCAACGAAAGTCGAGCCGCGCGCCACGACGGGTCGTAGGCGGTGATCGAAACTTCGTTGGACTCCGACCCGGGCGTGATGACTTCCACCCAGCCTTCAAACAGCGGGTAGTCGGCTGACTGTGCAGTCACACCGTCCGCGTGGTCTGCTCCCTCATCCCAGACCGCGAGGACGGTTTGATAGGAGAGCGGGAGTTTGTAGTTGGCCGCCGTCATCGTGAACGTGAGGATGGCCGGATGCGAGTTGGACCGCTTAACCTTGACGTCGGCGATCCCGAGCGTGGTCAGGTCCAGGGCGTCCCACTCTTCGTTGACGAAGTCCCATTGACTGATGCGCAGGTCGCTCACTGTTTCCGTCCCATCGTCTGAGCCCGGCGAGTCGTGTTCTTGCCCACCTCGGCGAGCTGAGCCCGGATCTGGGCCACCTCCTGCGCCACCTGGGCGTTGTTCTGGTCAAGCTGCTGCGCGGCCTGAAGGTTCTGATTCAAGGCGTCCACCATCAGGTCCGACACTCCAGCCGTGCCCTGAAGGGACTGCGTGATCGCGTTGGCGTTCTGCTGTTGAGCCTGGGCGATCTGTTCATCTGAAAAGATCTTGGCCCCGCCCCGGGACTGCATCGTCGCTTGACGGAACGCCTTCCGGTATTCGTCCGTGCCTTCCTTGCCCGCGTTGCTGGCCAGCCTCCGAATCAACGCCTCAATGCTGCCCGCCGCCTCCTGAACGCCTTGGACCGCCCCCTTCACGTTGTCCTTTCCAGCGAGTTCGTCAACCTTCCGCTGATACTCCGCTTTCGCCTTGTCGGCCGCCTCCAGTTTGGCACGCTCGGCCGCCTCGGTGTCGCGAACCTCTTTGACCTTGCGGGCTTCTTCCTCTTTGGCCAATCGCTCCTGAAGCCGCGAATATTCCTCGGCCGCCCTCACCTGCGCGTCGTACTGAGCCTGGGCCGCTGCTTCCTCGGCCCGGATCTGTTCCTCTAACTGCCGCCGCCGCTCAGCCGCCGCCTCCGACTGCAACTGCCGCCGCCGGTTCTCCAGAGACCCGATCTTCTGCCGCGACTTCTCCTGCTGCTCGGCCGTGAGCTTGTCTTCGGACGCCAGCTTCTTCAGGAGGTCGATTTCCTTCTGGACCAAGGCATTGACCCGCCCCAGATCGTCAATCTGATTGACGGCATTCTGAAGCCGCTCGCCCTCGCGCGACTTCCGAAGATCCGCCTCCACCTTCTCAGCGCTGGCGAGCTGCTTGTGGATGTTCGCCAGCCGGACGGCCGACGCCTCCAATTCGGTGGAGACCCCCAATACGGACGCGAGCCCTTCCACGGCCGCATCAGCAAACCCGCCGATCCCACCCAGAAGCATCTGCCCCAGATTGGACTGCGCGGCATTACTCACCAGGGCCGTGAACTTCCCCGAAACATTCGTCAGCGTCCGATCAAGATCCGTGAACCCCTCGTCGCCCGCCTCCGCCGCTCCACGCACGTATTCCCGGAACTCCCTCACGCCCTGCGAGAGCCCCTTGAAAACCTGAATGCCTGCCGTGACCCCGGAGAACAGGGCGGTGAGCTTTCCGGTGACGCCCCCGCCGCCGATGTCACCAGCCGCCTTCGCGGAAAGCTCCAACTCCTTCCGAAGCTGCTTGATCGGATCAACGTCGAACTCCGTCCGACCAATCGCCTCAATCTCGGCCTTGAGTTCTTCGGCGGACATATCCGCCTTCTTCATTTCGGCCGCCACCTCGGCCGTGCCCGCCTTCACGTCCTTCAGCGCCTTGGACGCGCCGTCTGCGTTGCCCCCGATTTCCAGCGTGGCTGCCATGTTGACCGATCACAGAATGCGGCTGTAGAGTTCACCCCGTTATCGGGAGGGCCTTCCTGATCGGGAACTTATGGCGGAGCCATCGGAGCGTGCGGCGTTCTTCATTGCCCAGATCCGCAACCCGCCAGTGATGGCGAACTGGGACATCGTCATCGCGATAGTCCGAGTTCCTTCGCGATCTCATCCACCCACTGCTGCGCAATCTCGTCTATCCCCTGTTGCCACGCCGTGGGAAGCTGATCAGCGTTCGGGAGGAGCGGACGCACTGCGTCAAACCACTTCGCATACGAACGGCCGTACCCTACTGTTACACGGTTTCCGTTCACGGTGAGCACGTTCCCTCCCTGCCCGTCCGGCCCCGCGTAGCCCGGCGTCACGCTGTTGCGCAGGAGCCCGGTATCAACGCCGATCTGGGACTTTGGAATCGCCCGTGCCTTCTGGATCTTCCCCAATAGCGACTTCCGCTTTTCGGACGTTGTGGCCGTCCGCAACTGGCCCATCAGCTTTTTGGCTTTGGCCCGCTGCTTCTGGAAGCCCTTCCCTTTGCGGGCCTTCTTCAGTTCCGTCTCAGCCGTCAGCGGCTTCCACGTCACCCCGTCTTCGCCCGCCCCGCCGCGACTCTTCTTTTCGAAGTTGAACTTCTGCTCCTGAAGGACATACACCCCCACCTGCTGCATCAGCGAGGGGAGTCCGTGGATCATCTTGTCTTCCGCGGCCGGAAGATTGGCGAGTTTCCCGAGATTGAAGTTGAATGTGAGCATAGAAACGAAAAGCGGCCCAGCGTCAGGGGGAAACGCCGGGCCGCCAGCTCAACCCGGAAGACCGGGGAGCACTTACGCAACCGTGTCCCAGGTCCAGGCGATCGCCGCCGTGGAGGAATCCGGCTTGAGGATGTCGAACGTCAAACCCTGCTCGAACACGTCGTCCATCGAGAGTTTGTCATCAGGATCAATCAGGCAGCATCGCGGAATGTCCGCAGTGGCCCGCGTGTTGTTGTTCGTCCCCGTCCCGTTGTGACTGCCCTTCAGGACAAGGTCGAGGTCGTACTCAGCCATCGTGCCGGCTGACGCCATCAGGCGCGAGACGGCGTCATAGGTGGCCGCGTTCTTCAAAAGCTGAACGGTGATCGTGTCGATGATGTCCCCGACCTTGATACAGGACGGAGTTCGCGAGTTGACCCACTTCACCTTCTGATTCAGAGACCGCTGCACCTGAAACGACGAGATCCCGATATTGCTGGACGCAATCGCCAGCGTCATATCCGGGAAGTGGAAGTCGACCAGCTTTTCGAGATCGTTCGGAACCGCCTGCGCGGTCGTCAGTGACGTCTCATTCTTGCCGACGAAGCTCCCCGCCCACGCCACGACACCAGAGGCCGAGTCACCAGAGATGGTGATCTGATCGCCCCGCATCCCGTGGAACGCCTTGTTCGCAACGTCCGGCCCCTGCGCCCACTCCATGCCGATTGACGCCGACTCATTATCCGTCAGCGAACCATAGAACAGGTCACAGACGAACTGAGCAAGCGACTTCGAGACACTGGAGACGACGTTGCCGTGGAGCTTGCCGCCGATGGAACCGGACGGGAACCCATTGAACGCCTGCGAATGCTTGGTGAACCGGCCGCCGACATACGGCTTATTCTTCCGGTTCTGGTGAGCCGTCTTGATCCCGAACGAATCCACCGGAAGGTAGACGTAATCGAGATCATCCGCGGTCGGCTTCGTACCCCACACCAGTTCGGGATAGACCGTCAGTGAGCCATTAACGCCGACGATTTCACTGGACACTGTAGTTCACCGGCGCATAGGTCAGGGGGAGGAGAAGGCCGCCCGTCGCAGTGAGGACGCCCTGTGCGTTATCGGGACCGTCGCCGATTTCTTCGTGCCCGAACGTGATGGGCGTGAACACCGGGAACTTCTGGTTGATCGCATCCCGGATGCAGCTCTGCACCTGCCCGGCCGCCTTGCCGCCGTGGATCGCGTCGATCACCAGTGCCGCCAGTTCCTCGATTTCGCAGGCGTCGAGGTTCTTGGTCCACACCTTCCATTCGAGAACGAAAGGCATCTCCTGCCGCTGGTTCGTCTGCCATTGGGTCGTGAGTCCGATCGGCCGCAACCGGATCGCCGGGCATTCACTCGTGGAAGTCGGTTCCCGAACGAAGTCCGGCCGCTCGGGCGAGGTGCGCGCGCGCGCACCTGAATACCGGAACTTGGATTTGAACTTCCCCTGGAGCGGCCCGTAATTGTCGATGGCGGCCCAGACGGCTTCGCGGGCGGCGGTGAAAATGTTCATCAGTGACACCGCCGGAGGTTAATCATCCGCACCGGGAGGCCCGACCGCCGGCCGTTGCTCAGGGTGGGGTCTTCCAGCCCCGGAATCCGCAGCGTCCCCGCGCGCACTTCCATGAGCTTGTCCATCGCCATGTCATAGGCCGCCTGAAACGGGGCCGGGACATTCCGCCCGCCAAGCGAGAACAGCCGCCACACCGCGAGATCAATCGCCCGATCCCTGCACCAGTCGTTGGCCGGGCGCGGGGTGACACTCACGTTGAGGGAGACCAGGGCTTCGTCGATCAGGGTGTTGGCGTATTCGAGGGATTCCTCGGGGTAGTTCTGTTCCGGGGAGGACTCGGGGACAAACCCGTCCCCGTCGTCGACGTCCGCCGCCCACTTGTACCCATGCCGCGACACGCGGAGTTTTAGCTCCTCGATCGAGGCATAGGTGTTGGCGGGGGAGAAAGGCATTGGGAATCCTGAAGAGAGAGCCCACAGAGGGAGTCGAACCCCCAACCTTCCGCTTACAGGGCGGCTGCTCTGCCGATTGAGCTACGCGGGCAAAAGAGCGGCCCCCGAGAGGGCCGCGGATCGTTAGAATCCAACCACAGTTGCCTGCCAGACGGCGGCCGGTTCCTTCACACACCAGCCGAAGACGTCACCCATATAGGAGTCCATCCCGATGGGGTCTTCGCTCATCTTGGTGTAGGCGAATTCGCCATAGGCTTCGTTCAGGTTATTCAGACCCGAACCCACCTCGATTGAGGTCGGAACCAGGGTCAGGCCGCGGAGCGGCTGCACCCAGTCCATCGTCGCCGGCAGGAAGATCACCATGTTGTCGGGGATGATCTTCGAGTACGTGCCGGAGTCGTTCTGGTAGGTCTGGTCCCAGAACTCGAACTTCAGGCCGCCGATCACGTCGATCGAATCGCCCTTCAGTTCCCGTTCCGACAGCGACGGAGAGGCCGCGATCCATTCCTTGAACTGCGTGTTAGCACGCAGATAGGTCTTCATGCCGCTGTTCATCAGGGCGCGAACCGGGGGCGGCTGATTCTCCGAAGCGGCGCGAATCCGAAGGTTCTCAATCTGGTCGAGAATCTTCGTGCCCGCCGTCGCCCACGAGGCCGTAATAATGGCGCTCGTGCCGTTGTTCAACTGGCCCTGGTGAGCCGAGAGGAACCCGAACGTGATGGCGTCATAGGTGTTGTCCGACCCCTCGCGAACGTCGCCGTTCTGGTCGAGGTAGACGGTCTGGCCGGTCAGGAGCTTCGCGGCCAGAACTTCCTTCGACATCTTGTGCCGGACGCGGGCGTGTTCCGTGTGGAAGTCCACCTCCGACGCCGCCTTGGCCTGGATCAAGCGGCCGTCCTCATCATTCAGGACCGCCATGAAGACGTCCTGAGAGAACTGCTGCTTGTTGAACTGGACGAACATCGCGGCTTCCCGCGAGCTTTTCCCGTTCTTGTCGATCACACGGGCGACCGCTCCACGCCGGTTGAACGGCGCGGGCCGACGCAGCATGGTCGAATACAGAACCTTCACTTCGTCACTGATGACGTCCTTGGGGTTCTGGTACAGGAGGTCCGTCGCCGGAGTCGGCGTGCTGCCGCCAGCCGTGACGTAGGTTTCCAGCATCTCGTCGTAATTGACGAGGGCACGAGTCACAGACATGAATCAGTCCTTTGATTGAGAATGGGGCGTCGTGCCCAGATCGACGGAGAAACGCTGGCGGTTAGACCTGAACGCCGTTGGTGTAGAACTGGAGGTGATTGAGGAAGTTGGTCACTCCAGACGCACGGCAGGCCGCGAGGTCGCCGAGAATCATGTCCGTGCGGATCTTCGCGTTGGACGTGATGATCCGCCCGACGTACAGATCACGCAGAGCCTTCGTGTTCGGGTCGTAGAGCTGAACGAACTCGTCCAGCACGCCGCGGGCAGTTTCGGAACCGGCGAGGGCGCCCGACGCGAACACCGCATCGTTGTCCGCGAACGTGATCGACCCCGTGAGGGTGATCGTGTTCGTGCCGTAGTTGATGCTCAGGATCGTCAGGCCAGTGTCGCCACCCACGGTGATTGTGTCGCCGGCCATGAAGGCGCGAGCATCATCCACCGCAAAGGACGCGGCCGTGGCGCCGGCCGCATTCACCTGGGTCCGCTTGCACGCAACCCACTGGCCGTTCGCCGTGATGCGGCCCATGAGCGTTCCGGGACGGAGTTCATCCGTGAACCCCGTGTTGCCGCCGTCGATGGCGTAGGTCGAGTCAATCCGACCGCCGTCCATGCCGGGCTTCAGCTCCTTCGTGTAGTAGATGTCGCGCGGAGTGTAGCTGCGGATCGTCCGCGAGCCGGAAACGGGATTGTTCATTCAGACTTCCTGCTTGAATGTGAGGGGAAAGAGAGAGGGCAGCGGCGGCGTTTAGTCCGCCTTCTTCGGCTTGCGACCCAGAAGCCGCTTGGCCTTCTCGCGGTCGGCCTCGCTGAACGGAGCCGCGTTCGGCTCCTTGGCGTTCTTCAGGTGCTTCGTCTTGGAGCCCATGAGAATGGCCTTCTCGGCTCCGTCGTAGAGGTCAGCCAGGAGCTGCTTGTCGTAGCCCTTGCCCTTGGCCAACTCCATCAGGATCGGCTTCTTGGCCGCCTTGATCGTGCCGTCCGCACACAGGGCGTCGACCGCCGACTCGAACTCAGCCTTGGCGTCGGCCGCCTTGCCGTTCCGCAGGGCGGCGACTTCAGCCGTGAGCGATTCAACGGCCGTCTTCAGGCTCATCACGAGGGGATCAGCCTCCGCGGCGGGCTCCACCACAGGCGGCTCATCCGCGGCAGGCTCGGGCTCCTCGGCATCCGGGCCAAGAATGGCATCGACGATCGCCGGAAACAGCACGTCGAAGTTGTCTTCAGTGACGGCGTTGTCGCCCTCGGTCGCAAGGCCAGCGCCCGGCTTCACGCGGTCGAACAGCCTGTTGACATTGGTGACCAGCGGTTCAAACGTGACGGGCATCTTTCTCTTTCCTTGGGGCTTCGGGGCAGGGAGCCCCATTTGGATAAAAGGCAGTTGGTCAGGGACGGTCGCATGCGAGACCATCGCGATATGCTTCAGCGAATAGCCCGGCCAGACCTTACCGGTCCCGTCCATGAAGTTCGGCTCAAGCGCCGGAGAACACGGACGCTGCTTCTTGGTCAGCCGCGCGGCGTCCTCCGGCGTCACATAGACACCGAAGTAAGCCCGCTCGTTATCGGCCCACACTTCCGCAACGTCCGCTTCGGACTGCGTGTCGTCCGTGTCGCCCACACCGGAGCCGTGACCCCAGCGGAGCGGCGTCGGGATTCCCGCGGCATTCAGTTCCGCGAACCTCGCGACGATGGCCGAGAAATCCGCAGGCGTGAACCGCCGCTTGATCTGCGACCCGTCCGCCTCGAATCCAATCACATACTCGTCAGCGTGAAGGAAGTCCTTACACAGCCGAACGAACCCCGGCCGGTCTTGAGCCGGTGGGGCGTTGGCGATGGTTTCGGAAAACGGGAGTTGGTCGGTCACGCCCCGTTATCGTTCGCCACTCACAAATAGCTACGCAGTGCGGACGGCAGGTCGCTCTCTGTCTTCACCCCGAACTCATCGGCCCGGCGTTGATCGCACGGAATGACAGTGCAGCGGCAGTTGAATTCACTCTGAACCTTCAGGAACACCCGATGCAGCGGCGTCCCTCGCTCGGCCACCCATCCATCGAGCGCCCAATGGTGCGGCCGGACGCGGTTGTCTTTGGTCGATGCGTAGTAGACCCACCGGAACCGATCCTTCACCCCTGGTTGATCCAGGGTGCGTTCCTGCCCGTAGAGATACGCCTGCTTGGTGTTCGTCCGCAGGATCGTCTCCGCCTCGGAACGGGACACCTCCGTCACGTCCTTGATCCGGGTGCGAAACTCGGCCACGGAATCCCCGGCCGTCATCGACTCGGCCAGGGCGTCCTGCAATCGGGTCAGTAGTTTCTGCGACCCCTGAACGGATTCCGAGAACGCCCGGCGGCGCATATCCCTGTGAAGTGACTGCAGCGCATCCCGCCCCGCCACCTTCTCATCAACGATCCATTTGATGGAGTCTTCCAGCGTCGGCCAGCGGTATTGCTCTCCAACCCCCTCTGGCAGAATGTCATCCAACCCCTTGACCGCCATTTGAATGGCACGCACCGAACGCGGGGTTCCACGCGGAACGTCCCGCAGGTTCGGGAGCCAAGGGGAGATCATCCCCAGGATGGCCCCGGCAATGCGGGTGTCTCCGTCCAGTGAGGCGAGTTGTCCCAGCAGGCGAAAGACCTTCGACCAGTCCCCGGACTCTTTGACCGCGAACATTTCGTTCACGACCTTCGCGAGGATATCGGCCGCCTCATTCGACGCCCGCTCAACCAAGCGTTCTTGAGTGAGGTTCCCCGGCTTGGGCGGTTCCGGGATGTCAGGCATTCCAGACTTTCGACAGGAAGTCGTCGTATTCCTGAATCATCGGGATCTTCAGGTCCATCGCGATCGGTTCAGGTGCGCGCGCGCGCACCTGCTCGGCCGCCGCGTTCGCATCAATCCACCGCTGGAGCTTCTGGGCCGCCCCCTCGGAAATGGTCAGGCCCACCGATTCGAGGATGGGAACCACGTCCACCGCCCCCGAGAGGATCAGGGGAGAGAGGCTTTCCGAAGTGAGCCACGCGCGCACCAGGGTTTCCGCGAGATCGTCCGGCCGCTGGGTCAACGGCGTGAAGTTGACCGTGATTTTCCACTTGCCGGAGGGGTCATTCAGTTTGACCGCCGGGTCGACCACGTATTTCTGGAAGGAGTTCGCGGGCTGTCCCACCAGTTCGTCCACCACCGCCATGAAGATCAGCATTTGCTGGCTGACCAGGGCGAGAGAACCGGCCGTGTTCTCCATCACCAGCTTCGGCGCGATCCCTCGGGCGAGGAGCTGGGCCATGTCGTAGTGCTGGATGACGTCAGTGATCGGCTTGGCGTCCGTTACGGTGACGTCGAAGCTCTCCACGTCGATTTCATACGGGCCGGGGTTGCCGTCCGCCGTGGGAATCCGGTTGTTCGACAGGTACAGGTGTCCCCCGTTCTCAACTGACGTGCTGGCCGAAGCGAACACCGCCGCGCCGTCAAACGGGTTGCTCGGATCATCGGGGTTCGGGTAGCTCTCGGGGCCGTGGACCTTCCCCAGCCCGAGAACGAACCGCTTGACGAACGTCCCGAGCAAACAGGTGATGTGCCGCTTGTCCTTCCACAACTGCTGCGGCGCCCCGAGATACCGGCTCTTGCCGTGTGGCTGCGTGGGGGTCGCATCGATCGCCAGCCACCACGAGTATTCCGGGGGGAGGGGAATCGGCTTCTTTCGGCCCTTCTCGTGGACGTCGATCCCGTCGAAGTCCCCATCGAGAGTCAGCCGCATTTCCGTGTGACGGTGCGGCAGTTCGTTGAGGGAGACGACGTTAATGGAGTGTTCCGGGTCGTAGCCGATGACCTTCTCATAGGCCACACGCCCATAGGCCTGAGACTCCAGCATCGTCCCGAACTTCTGCCACCAGAGGCTTTCGAGTTCGGACGCCAGCGCCGCCTCTCGCGGGTCGTTGGTCGCCGGGGTGAATGAGACCTTGGCGGTTTGGGCGTTGGCCTTAATCGCGAGATCGCCCAGCGTCACCTGATAGTCGGTGCGCATCGCGTCCACGAGGTCCGCAATCCCTTGCGGTTCCCCCTGGATGTGGGAGGCGATGGCCGCCTTTGCGGGCGAGCCTTTGGGCATCCTTGCCGTTGTCACAATCAGGCTCCGGGTGCGTACTGCACAGTGAATCCGACTTCCGCGATCACGTTCCCGCTCCCCGAAAGGAACAGCCTCAAATGCCGCTCCTGACTCACGGTCTCCGCTGAGGGAGTCCATGTCAGGTTCCCATTGGCGTCATCCGTCCGGCCGATGGCGGCGTTGAGGATCTCCTGCACCACAGCCCCCGCGTAATCCACGAGCGTGATGGACAGCGAAGCGTGTGCGGTCAGGGAGGGTTGAGTCCCATCCGCCGCGTAGACTTCGAGTTGATGCGGTCCCGTCTCGTGGAGGAAGACGGGCGAGGTGCGGGCGTGATAGGTCATTCGTCGCGCCAGTCATGGGTGATGCCGGGCGAGGCCGGGGCAGTTTCATCCGTCGCGCCGCTCGCGCCGCACAGCCGATGCGTGAATCCGTGCAGGAGCGGCAAATCCTCAATGAGGAGCGTCTGCCCCGGTGGAATCGGGTGGTCGTACCGCTGGGCCACCTCATCCTCTTCGTCAAGATTAGCTGCGAGAACATCCCACGCCTTGAACCACACCACTGTGTCAGCGGAGGTGTTCGAGACGTGCATCTTCTCGATCATGCCGCCGCCAGTGCGGGCTTCAATGGCCGTTTCGCCCACGTTGTATCGAACGTGAGGCCGGGGCTTGGAGAATGGATACGGAGTAGGCATCCGTGCCTTTCGGGATCAGTAGAGGAAGGGGCTTGTGTGGAAGGGGCCGAGCCGGCCGCCGGTGTAGCCGACAACAACAGCCTCAACAGGCGGAAGCTCGGCAATGAACGCCAGAGCCTGCCCGGAGATGATCCCGGCCGCTTCGATGTGAGTTGCGACATTCGGGTGAATACCATCGACAGACTTGTCCGTAGGAACGCCGAATTCCCCATCAAGCCCCTCTTGGAACTCTTCTCCGCAATCGAGTTGTCCAGTTCGGAGATCGGGAGTCGCGAGTTGATATTCCGCGAACCCCGCTTCCTTGTCCTCACGAACCCATCCACCAAGAGGGATCACCGAGAACACCACCGTCGAGGTGCCAGTGGCGGCCCGCATCTCGGACAGGAAACTTTCGACAGACTCCTGGCCGGTGTCACCGGAATTCGTTCCAAGGCACTCAAAGACATAGGTCGGTCGCGGCCACATTTTCCCGCTATTCAGTCGCGACCGCCCACCGCTGTAGAACTTCCACGATGCAGCAGCCGTGTTCTCCGGGTCATGGAACGCTGGCACTCCACCAATGCCCTCTGATGAGTAGCCCTGCGATCCGTAGGCGGCGACACCCAATTCCGCGTCCATCGCAGCAGCAACCAGCCACGGCCACGCCCGAAATGCGTCTTGATTTGCAGGGCCATCGCCACCTGAAAGGACAGCGTAGCCCTCGCCAATGGAGTCGTTGCCGGAAAACATCGTGTGAGACTTAACTGCAATGTCGCCAGAAGCGGGCAGCAGAACCTTTCCATCGTCGAGAACAAAGCCGGTGATCTTGACCGAGTTTGCAAGTGGATCAGCCCAACGGGCGTTGCTGATCGTCGTGCCCGCGAAGCCGAACCAGATGGTGTGATCGCCGTCCTCCAGATCCAAGGCCAGCGTGAAGGTGTCGGTCCCGGAATGCAGCGCGAGCCAGCCGAACTGACTTTGGCCCGCCGTCGTCGGGTCAGCATCAACGATGTATTTGATCCACGGCCAGCCGCTCTCAGCACCGGCAAGGTGGCTCGTCGGAATCACGGCTCCAAACCGCGTGCCCTGAAAGCCAACCTTGGCGTAGGCGCCGGGGTTGCCCGACTCGATGAAAGTCGACCCACCACGCACGTTGTTCGACTGCCTTGCGCCGGTGCCGTCGCTGTACCAATTGAAGGGCGAGACATAGAGGGCAGTGTCCGTGACGCCGATCACGTCGTCGTCGCCAAGACCAGCCTGAATCGAATCCAGATGGAAGCCGGCCGCGTCTCCCGCGTCTGTGTCGTAGAACTGGAACCCGGCATGCCCGGTGTCCGTAATCTTGTCTGCCGAGTCGTCGAGGTAGTTGATAATCCGCACGCCGTTGACGAACACCGACACTCGCACATTGCCGTCGTCGGTGTTGACTGCCTGGATCGCAACGGAGTTGGTGGTCCCGCTGGTCAGCGGGTAGGTCACTCCCGTGAGAATCGTCGTGTCCGGCGGATACCGGAACCGCGAAAGCCGGTATCCACCGTTGTACCATTCGACGACATAGGCAGTCAGAGACAATGGGGAGAGACGAGTGTACAGCCTGAACAATCCAACGCCGGAGTAATATCGCTGGCGGGAGATCACCGGGTAATTGGGGTCCGGCGGAGTCTCGGAGAAGAAATAGATCTCATCCGTCAACGAGGCGCTTGCACGCAACCGGCCGTCGCGAATGACCGACACCCCCGAAGCTGACACCGGGTGTGTGGCCAGCGTTCCGATCTCTGGCGTGTAGGCCGTAATGATCGTGCCGTTGGCTGCGTTGAACAGAGCTTTGGCGAATGGGGGCATTGCCTCCCGTTATCGGGAGGGGCATCAGCAATCCCTTGACGGCGCACGGCCACCGCCGGACCATCGCGGTATGTCACGCATCCTCAACGGCGAGTGGTCGGCCGAACCGTGGGAACCCGGCGACGCCATCACCCCGCACGGCCTCCTCTCGACCACCGTCTCCGCAGACGGCGAGGTCGTCGCCGCATCCTCGGACTACCGGGACTGCGTCGTCCTGTCAGCCCAGAACCAGGCTCGTGCTCGCGCGGCTGTCAACGCCTGTGCGGGCATCCCCACGGAAATGCTGCACGCGGGCTTGATTCGCGATCTGGAGGCCGCCGTCCGTGAGTGCTTCCGCAGGCATGGCCCATTGGACACCGACGCCTGCCGGAGAGTGGAGGTCGCTTTGCGGGAGATGGATGGTCCCACGACGACACCTCGGTATAATTCCCTTGCGGACTAAACTCTTTCTCCTCTCGCAAAGGGCAATGCAATGACTCAACTCCCGCTCCCGGAGCCCGAAAAGAGCCCGATCGTTATCAAGATCGCATCTTTGGTGGGAATGACGACTGCCGAAGTGGTGAAGGCGATCCGAGAGGCCGACGACTTCCCGGCGTTCATGAAGCGGGTTATTACCGACAGGAACATGGACATCAACACGGCCGAAACCGTGTCGCTGCTCCTGAGGACGGGAGGCGAAGGACTGCAACAGTTCAATGAGGTGCGGGCCATCAGCCGTAGGCCACTCTGACCTACCGCGTGAACCCGCCCCGCCCTGGAATCCCACGGGGAGGGAGAGAGGCCCGCTGCTCAGGTTTCATCAACAGCCGGTTCGCCGCGCCACCGGCCGCGTCGGGGATGTCGTCGTGGAACTTCCCGGACTCCAGAGGGTCGAAGTTCACGAACTCCTCAATCAGCTCCCGGTTCCACTTCTCATTCCTGACGATGTAGACGATCCCAGATTCGCACGCCGCGGCGAGGGGCTTCAGCCTGAGGAACTTCTTCCGGTCCACCTTGTCGAAGTGCGGAGCGAACCGGGCCAGTTGCTTGGCGGTGATCACCTTGACCTGTTTCGCGTTGTGGCCGGGTTCTTCCTCCAGCCACAGTTCGCACTTCCCCTGATGTTCCGCGTTGTCCAGCTCCGCCGTCTGCTCGATGATCAGATCCCGGTTATGGGGCGACCAACGGCCGAAGATGGCGTCTTCGATGTACAGGTTCCCTTCGAACTCCGCGACCTTCACGCCTGCGGACCTATCGGCACTGTCGCTCTCACCTCCGGCTTTATCCCAGTACCGCACGCGGCGCGCACCTCGCGGAGCGGCGTCGACGAACTTCGTGAGCCATTCCCTGCGGAAGAAGTTCCCCGCCATTGGGCGGATCTTCCAGTTGCCACCGAGCAGCCGTTCCCGGTCGACCAGCGGCATCCCCATGAGGTTCATGAGGTAGCCGGGATCGGCCGACATCAGCGTCGGGTTGTCCTGAAGCCGGGCCGCAATGAACGTCAGGGACTTCGGCCGGAGCTTGGCGACTGACTCCGGGTCCGTGCCTGTCACTCCCGAGAGGAGCCGCTGTGTCGCGGCGTAGGCTTCCTGTTCGGTGTCGAACCATTCGAGCCGGTCATTCACCCGCACGAACCACCGCAGGACGCCCGAGCGTTCAGGAATGGCGAGGCCGGTCTCTTGATCGATCCACCACGCGATCAGCTGCGCCACCCATGAATCCGCGTCGGGGTTACACGTCGCCCGGATGTACGGGATGATTCCGCATGTCGAGCGGTTTCGGCTGAGCATGTACCAGAACTGCGACTCGGTGAAGTGGCACAGCTCGTCGAAGCCGATGAACGTGTACTGCCCCCCCTGATGGTTGAGCTTGTCCTGCTCGTGCTGCATGTGCCGGAAGCAGACTTCCGCGCCAGAGGGGAACCGCCATTCCAGATCCCCAACGCGCGGTTGCGCGCCCATCAACGGATACAGACGTGACGATTCATCCCACAGACCGCCCTGGTTGGTGATCTGGGGGGAGGTCCGGCGGAAGATGGTCGCCCGGTAATCCCGGTTGCCGATGTGCCGGGCCGCTTCGGCCACGAGGGCGAACGTCTTGCCCCCGCCGGCCGCGCCCCCGTAGATGGCGATGTCCGCATAGGACGACAGGAAGTCCGTCTGCGGGCCAGGATGCGGTTCAATGGGCATGACGCTCTAACGTGCTCTGTGCGCAACGGAGAGGCCCGTGGACGCGATGCGGCAAACTGAACGCCTGTTCACTCACCCGGCGGCAGTGGCGATTCCTGGGGCATTCTTGGCGGCCTCGGCGGCGCGGTGTTCCGCCCACGACTTTCGGTCCAACTCCTCCTCAGCCCAACACCGGAGCACCCGCAACTCATCCAGAACCGAGAGCGGGATCGTCGCGAGAGGGCGATCCTTGGTTTCCCAGTGCCTCCATTCCGTTTGGCAGACAGCACTTCGGGCACGACTATCCTCAATCGCAGCCATCTCATTCCCCTTCCGTGGTTGAGGTGCGCGCGCGCGCACCTGGCTCCGTCCCATTCGCCGGGAGAATCATGACGGGCGAAATCCCGACATCCCCGGCGTGTTCGATCTTCTGGTTGTCCCGATACTTGTCAGGCTTCGCGCCCTTCAGCAGGAACTGAATCAGGGCGTCCGAGAACTTCCGCTTGTGCCCAACCAGTTCGCCACCCTGATAGACCGGCTCATCCCATCCATCGTGTGCCCGGCGGATCGCTTCCAGTTCCAGCTTCTCACAGAACTCTTCGTAGGCCGCCTCGAACGCAACGCGGTAGTTGTCCTTCCGCATCCACTTCTGGTGCATCTGCCGACTGACGCCAGCCGCCTCAGCTGCCGACGTGATGGTTCCCTGAAGGGCGTAGGCCGCGAGGAACGCCCGCTTCTTGGCCGAAAGCCCCTTTCTTTGACGCCTTTCGACAACCTCTGTCACCCCAGCCTTCCCATCTTCCAACCCTAGTGCGCGCACCTGCTCATCGGCGTTGGTGGTGGGGGTCAGAGGGGTTTCCATTGGACGCTCAGTGTGCTTCGCGGATTTGTTCGGTTGCGGAGAGTTCCCGCTTCCGGTGTTTGTGGAGCCGGCCGTTTGCAACCCACGGGTCTCCGCCGTGTGGTCGGCAGGATCGGTCGAAGGATTGACAGTCGTGGTATGGACGACGCCAGTCCTTCCGATTCGGGTAGCTGGTATCGAAGCTCATGGCCCGTTATCGGGTGGCCTGCCGCATCTCTCGCTTCCGGCAGAGCAGCCCCAACAGAAAGACCCCCGTCGCCACGGTGACGGCGACGGAGGTCTCTCGGGGGAATTCGTGCATGGCGATCCCCAAGGCGGCGCAGGGGATGAACCAGGCGAAGACGATCAGGACGGGCCAGAGGTCTTTCACGGTCGGTGCTTGATGGCCAGTGCGATCAGTAGGCAGCCGGAGAAGTGGGCGAGCGTGAAGATTCCGGCCGCGATCACGACGTAGACCGCCAGCCGGTCGCCGGAGTCCCGCATTGCTTCAGCGAGGGGATCGAGATTCACGCGGAGCATCAGGGGAGTCCAATCAGTGAGTCGCCGCAACTGTCCCAATAGAAGTCGTCCGGGTCTCCGTCCTCTGCTTCACGGAAACGCACGTCGCTGTCGCCTGCCAGTTGATCGAGCTGCCATTCAAGGACTGCGTGCAGCATCAAATCCTTTTGCTCTGAGGTCAGCTTGGCGAGTGCCTCCCGCCACGGCTGCTTCTTCCTTCGGTACATCGCTCCCCTTTCAGAATGCAGGTTCTTCGCTCGGGGCCTGCGACTCCTCACCGCGCGGTGTGGACTGCCCCTTGGCCTTGAACTTCACGGAGAAGTATTTCCCCGTGCCGTCCTTCTTCTCGTTAACCCATGCGTCCATGAAGTATTCGACGCCGTTGATGGTCGCCATCCCGCTGTGGGATGGATGCTTGTCGGACTTGGGCTTGTCGACGCGGAACAGGGCTCCGGAATTATCGTGCTGCTGAGTCATTTCAGATCCATTTCGCCTGTTCGTTCCCGCTCGGAACGGGCGTGGGTTTCGTCTCCCCTGTTCCGTGACAACGAATGCAGGGGCGGAGCGAGTATCCTACCTTCGGATGAGGCAGCGGGACGGGATGTCGCTGCTGCCCTTGGCATTTGGGGCAGGTCATTTCGGGCACGGGCAATCGGCCGGGCACTGGCAGGCGATCCACTCAAAGCCCTTTTCGCCCTGCTCGTTCACGGTCCACTTGGCAACGCCAGCGGTGACAGCCTCCGCCCTCACGGAATGACGCACCGACTGCGGATCAGTCCCAGCAAGGCCAATGAGCCCCGACAGCATGAGCAACCCACTACAGAACCCAAGGAACACAGATTCGCCTTGTCCCATCGTCCCCTCACGCTTTCATCGGCTCGAAGTGCGGAACCCCGTTCGTCACGGTGACGCACCCCAAGATCGGCTTCCGGGGAAACGCCCGGCCGTACAAGAACTCAGGACACCAGCTTCGTCAGCGGCACCAACAGCGACTTGCCGTCGATGATCGGCACGTTGACGTGCAGGAACTCTTCCGACTCACGCTGGAACTGAATCGCGTAGCCGTGCGAATGCCCGGTGATCGCGGTGTGATTCCAGTACGGCTGTAGCTTGCAGAGGCAGCCAGGGTTCCACGCCCCGATGACGCCGCCCGTCACCGTCCTCCGCGTGAAGCTGTCCGCGCGGTGCGTATGGCCATAGACCACGTTGCCGCCGAACGCTGACAGGATCGCCGCCGCCGCGTGGACACTGCATCGATCGCTATGCGTGAAGTGGCACTTACCCCGCTTGATTGTGGCCGGGATCGGAAGTCCGTCGTACTTCACGCCCTGCTTGAAAATCTTGACCCCACGTTTCTCCAGCGAGAGCACCGCCTCCGTGGAGAACATCCGCCGCAACAGGTTCGCATCCTTCTGATTCGCGAGAGCCTGAGTCACGCACCACTTCTCGATGCGCCGCTCGTGGTTCCCTTCGAGGTACAGGATCTCCGCGCCCGGCGCTCGCCGCTGGATCTCATCAAGGAACTGATTGCACGCCCCGACATCGTCGTCAAACGAATACTCCGTCTCAGCGACAAACCCCATCGTGTGATGCTGCGCGAGGAACCCACCGCAATCGAGGTGGTCCCCAAGCATGATGATTTCGCGGGGCCTCAGTGCTTCGAGGTCCGAGAGGAATGCGGCGGCGGCCTCCGGGTCAATGTGGCAACCGTGGCTGTCCGGGATTATGACGCGAGTGAAGTCGCCCGACTGAGTCTTTGACGACTGACGCGACGGCAATCGAACGCGAGGTGCACGGGATCGCTCCAGCGCCTCCGCCTGCTTTTCCACCAACCGCTCAAGTTGGCGAATCCGGCCCGCATCCTCCTTCGACTTCAGAGCAACTGGCGGCGTCACTGACCAGACACGAGAGCGAACGGCCGCCCCCGTGCGATCCAGCTTGCTTCCAATGTCACCCCACGCCATTCCGGAATCCCGCATGCGGCGCGCGGCGGTCACTTCGTCAGTGGTCCACTCGCGTGACATATCCCCTCCCTGGGTTATCGCCGGAATAGGAACTTCAACCGCTCCCAGCGGCGACGGAACCAACCGTCCTCGAAGTCCTCAACAAACAGCAGGCCGCCCGCAGGCTCCGGTTCCGACTCAGCGTCCTCGTTGTGCGGAACCAAATGCCGGAACTGGAAGTCGTCCCCGATCGTGACCGTGGCCTCGTCCAGTCCGCCAGAGGTGAAGTAGCTCTGCATGTGCCCCGGCGGTGGAAAGTTCCAGTCTTCAGGATCGTCGGACCAATCGTCGTCTTCATCGGCCCACATGACCCGCTCCGTATGACTCCCCGTTATCGGGTCGCACGGAGAAACGGCCGGTCATCCAGTTCCTTCGGAAGCCGCCCCGCCTCGATCTCCTCCAGCGTCCAGATCATGGCGACAGAGTTCCACGCGACAGCCCCGGCGTGATCTTCCTCCGCGTCCCCTTCAGCCAGTGACCACGAATGGCGGGCGATGGCATCCAGGTAGCGAGTGATCGGAATCCCCTTCCGCCAGTTCCCGCGTTCATACTTCACGGCGCCCTGACCGAACCGCAGGGCGATCCGGCGCAGGGCACACGGGGGAATCTCGGACGGCAGGCCCTTGCCTTCGCTGGCGTCACGAACGGCGCCAGTCTCGAACGAGGTCCGGTCGCCCGTGTCGGGCAACTCACTGGCGGCGAGCGGCCGGAAGAACTGGTCGTGCGTGGCCGGCGGCTTCAACCATTGATCCCGGATACTCACAGTTCGATTACCTCCAGTTTGAGGAGCCGGGCGGCCCCGAGTTCCACGGCCACGCCAGCGGACTTCTCCCACCCAGGCAGCAACGCGATCGTCGTGGCCCGGCAGATGGCCGCGATGTCCCACGCGAACGCCTGCCGCATGAAGTGGGCAACCCGTTCGTCATTCCAGCCCGCGTCCGAGAACTGCCCCGTGGGGAAATCCTCGGGCCGCAAGCCAAGGTCGTGGCGGTCATGCTCCGCCGGGTTCAGAACGAAGTGGCCGGCCTTCCGGAGTTCAGCCGCCGCCGCATCGAACGCGGGGAAGTTGAAAAGCGGATAAGAACGCATGGGCCCGGCGAGATACGTTGTCCTCACGCGGACTCCGACTGCGGGGCCGGCGGCGTCATCGGGAGGATCGCCGCGTTCGACTCGGGCTCGTCCGGCCGCTCCGCCCGGGCCTTCGTGGTGTCGATGCAGTTGGGGTGCAGCTCGATGATCGACTTGCCGCCCGCCCGCGCGAGACCACACAGCGTGTAGCAGTGATCCGAACCCTGGGCCTCGGGAAGCACGGCCACCGCGTCACACTTCATCATCTCGCCCGTGTCATAGGCGATCGCCATCGCGGCGTACTGAGCGGCCCGCCGGGGAGAGAGTCGCGGGTTGTCCGACCACAGTCCCTTCGGGTAGTCGATCGGATCAATCTGCATCATCTCCCGGCGGAAGTGGGCCGGATTGACGGGCATCATGCCCATCTCAATCAAATAGAGTTCGGCCACATCCAGGCGGTCGAAGTTGAAACCCTTGTAGCCCGACATCGGGCCGAGAATAAACACCTTCATCAAGTCCCCTCCTTGAGAAAGAAAGCCCCGCGTCTGCGGGGCACACCGTTATCGTTCAGGCCGCCTGAGTCGGCGCAACAACCACAACCGGAGCAGGCTTGGCCACCGCCTTCGGTAGCTCGACAGGCGTGTCACGCGGCGCGACGGCCGTGCTCGACACCGTCTTCTCCGTCGCAGCGCCCACCGCCTTGGCGACGACTGCCCCGACCTGGACCGCTTGCCGACCCGCACTGAAGATCCGGATGGCACTGAAGACCAGGCCAATGGCCGGACCCGCCAACAGATTCGTGAGACCGATCGCCGCAATGAATCCCGAGATCATGATTGAACCTTTCCGATGAGCTTCCCCGCGAGCCACTTCAGGCGGTTCACGATGCCATCCAGCAACCTCGACTTGTCCTGCATGATTCCCCACAGAACCGTCCCCGTGAACGTGAACGGGGCTTGGGGATCACTCTCATCCGGCGAGAACAGCAGCAGCGCCGCCACGCCCTCATCGAACTTCTTTGGGTCTTGTCGCTCGAAGACCAGGGCCAGCGGTTTCCCGTCCAGCTTGTCCTTGACGATGCGTTCAATCTGCGTGGTGATCCGCCCGCGAATGAGACCGGACGCATCATCCCTTTCCGGAATGAACGCGACCACGGCGAACTTCACATCCACCCCGACCGACTTCGCGAAGCGGTCATACGACTCCGGGTTGAGATCCCGAGACACGATGTAGGTCGACGCATTCAAACCCTGTGACGCACAGAGATCGTTGAGCTTGGACTGCGTGATGCTGGCCGCCCACTTCCGAGCCTCAACCCCAGTGGAGTAACCCAGGTTGACGCACACCACGAGCTTGATTTCCTCCGCCTGCATCTGCGGAGTCTTCGGCGCGCGCACGTAGCGTTGCGGACCATCGGCCGGGCAGACACCACCCGGGCAGTCTTCGACATAGGGATTGATCGGTGGCGTGTACGGCTGAAGCGGCGAGGGGGACACCGGATCGTTGCGGCGACTCCGGCGGACGTTCTGGCCGAGCCACGCATTGAGTTCGGCCCGGCCCCTGTACCCCTCTGACGATGCCCCATTGCAGAAGAATCGCGGGCCGCTTCCGGTCGTCATCAACGCCCGGAAAGGAACTCCGTTGAACACGCCGCGCAGGAGCCGCTGATCGAAGGAATCGCAGTCCGCCTTGAACCGATCGCACGGCGCGCAGTCGTGACGGAGATAGACGGTGAACTCACCCGAAGGTGTCACCGCCGTTTCGTAGGCTTCTCGCACCGTCGACCACGCGACGAACCGGGAGACCGTGGGACTGACCCTCTGGCCCGTGAGTGACTCTTGCCACTCGAACCCGTTACAGACGCCGATGACTTCACTGCGCGCGTTAATCAGCGGACCCCCGGACCAGCCACCAGCAAGCCCCATGTCCGTGGTCATGTTGCAAAGGAACTCATCGCTCCCTTCGTTGCGGATCGCTCCGCCGAGAACCTTCCCCTGGCTCTGCTCAAACGCCCGGACGCCATTCCGCGCCGGGTATCCGCCCGAGTAGACCACATCCCCCAACTGAGGGACCGTTTGCGAAACCGGAATGAACGGGTATCCCTCCCCGTCGCAGTCGAAGACGACGCAGCCTTCCGCCTTGCCGTTATCGTAGAGCTTGTGGGCCTGAACCTTCCGCCCGTCCGGCCACGTGATCTCTTCCACGTCCTGCGTCTTGCAGTGCCCGGCCGTGAGGATATGACCTTCACGCGAGACACAGACGCCGGAGCATCCGCCGATCACGACGACGCAATCCTGACAGGTCGTCCCGCGAGGGTTGTCCGCCCGCGCATGCCGCGCGGCGAACGTCACCACTGAACAGAGAGCAGCGGCAACCAGGGCCAAACGCGCGAGGGCTTCCCGCGGTCCCTGGGGGTGATAACTGAGGGCCATCGTCATGTGTCATCCCTGACAAGAGTGCAGACGTATTCCGTGGCGCTCGTCAGCCACAGGTCATTCGGGGTCGTGCGATCCAACGGCTTCTTGCACAGCCGAATCCCGCACGCGAGAAACGACCGGGCCACATGCTGCGAACAGATTCCCTCGCGGCGCGACCCCGCCGCCTTGGCCACCAATTCCTCATGCTCACCACGCGGCGTGAACAGACCGATGATCGGAAGCAACGGCGATGCAATGAGCCGAATGTTCGACCACGCATACCGCCCCCCAAGATCCTGCCCCAGCCGACGCGACACACACACGCGGGACGCCTCGGCAGCCTCCCACTCCGACGCCTTCACGCGGAACACATCAATCCGCCCGCCGTGCTTTTCCACGACCGCATCCAGCGGTTCCGCGAATCCACCCTTCCGCTCCTCATAACCACAGCTCATCCACCGATCGACATTCGGCCAGTGAAGAACTCCGGTGACATGCGAGTAACCGCAGTTCCCGGTGTAGCGGTCGATGTACCTTCCCCACGCCAACCACGACTTCGGAGACTTCCAAGAGAACGGCAGCGGTCGCCAGAGGGCGATGTCGCAATCCTGCGCGACCGCTGCGTAGTCTCGGTAGGTCAGAGGGGTCATGAGAGGGCTTCGGCGATGGCGGCCTGTACGTGGTCGCTATCGGCCTTGTCCGCCATTTCCTTCAGGATCGCCGCCAGTTCGCGGGCGATGCTCACCCGCTCATCGTTGGGGAAATCCGGGAAGGCCTCATTGGTCGCCCGGCGGCAGGCGCGGCTCATCTTCTCGCGGCCGTCAGCGTTGTCCTGCTTGATCGCGGCAAGGACATCGCCCTCCGCGTTCAGGGACTTCGCGGCGAACTTCAGGGCCACGAGCCACGACGCCTTCTCCAGTCCGTAGTTGGTCGCGAGATCGTCGGCGACCTTCTCCAGGGCGGAGGGTTGTTCGGCCGGGGTCTCCCCCGGCGTTTCCGAAGCGGGCGGGACGCTGTCAGTATTGATGGGTGCGGCGTCCGCCGTTGCTTCGGGGAGCTGCGCATCAGCCTCCGGTTCCGGCGAGGGCTGATCCCCGACAGGGGCCGACGCCGGAGCGTCCACCACTTCCGCAGGTGCGGCTGCCTCGGCGTCTTCTTTGACCGGCTCTTCAACCGGGATCGCTTCGGCGGGGAGTGTCTCGGTCACAGGCACGTCACTGTGAACGGGTTCGGGATTGGCGTCCCCGTCTTCAGCGGCGGCCAGTTCTGCAACTGCCACGGCATCGGTCCCCACGCCGGATTCCACTCGTGCGGCGGGATCACTTCCGGCGGCGACAGGCTCGGCCGGTTGTTCAGGTGCGGCGGCGGGTTCGTCCACCGGATCGGCCGATCCCCCATCGCCTCCTTCAGCGACCGCAGGGAGTGCTTCTTCGGCTCGGGCGGGTTCAGGTTCGACAGGACGTTCATCAGGGATGGCGACAGCAACGGGCTCTCCTTCCGTGGCGAGTGAAAGAGGGGCCGTGACGTTCCCTGCCGATTGTTCATCCGCAGTGTCAACGGCCCCGATGATTTCAGCCGGGGTCGCAATGACACCCGGCGTAGCGATTTCTGCCTCAGATGCGGAGGCGGGGGGCGCGGTCGTGGCCATGACCGGATGTCCCGCAAGCTCGGCGATCGTTGGCGTACCCTCGCTCAGGGTTTCCAGTGATTCAGGAACCGCCGGTGCAGGAGAGGACACCGGCGGTTCGGCCGGAGCTGGTGCAAGCTCCGGCGGGGATGGATCGACCGGAGCCGCCTCAGCCACCGGAACGGCGACTTCAACGGCGGACTCCGGGTCGGCCACGGCGACAGTTTCCACCGCAACCGGAGCGGTCGGAGCATCCACCGTGGCAGTCAGGGCCTCGGCCGTCGCAACTTCCGGTTTCGCGACGGCGTCAACGGCAGGGGTGTCTTCAATGGGCGCGGCGGTAGCCTGGACTTCGGGCATGGATCTTCCTTGACGTGAGCGAAACAAAGCGGAAAGGGTGGGAGTCAAACCCACCACCGCGACGAGGCGCGGTCACAGTTTTCGAGACTGCTTGGCTCTTTCTACTGCCGGCCCTTCCGTGGGACTTCTGCAACTACGCAGCGTGACGCGACTTCGCGGCTTCTCGCTCGGCGAGCATGCCACGATTGAATTGGTCAATCTTCTCAGCAGCCGCGACCGTTGAGGCCGCGACGTAAACCCGGTCAATCAGCTCCTTCACCAACCGATACGGCGACTTCATCTCACCGCCACCGCACCCGACCTGATGGCAGAGGAACATGATCTGGGAAAGCTGTGCGTCGGCCTCATCGCACCGTCGTGCCAGTGCGTCGTATTTCGACTTCCGCACCAGACCGAACATTCTTCCGCTCCCTCGGGAATTCGTTTAGTCTCAGCGGACGCGGATTCCGTTCCGCGTCGTGTGCTGAATGTCTCCGGCGTCATGCCGGGCTAGGCTGCGAGTTCCGCGAGGGTGGGTTTTGCCGACACTCCCTCGCGAACTCCTTCTTCGTAGCGGTCTTCAATGACCATGCTCAGGGCGGTTTCCACATCCGCCACGTTCTCAGGCATCGCCTTTCCGTGGCACTCCAGAAGCCGCCTCAGCATCTCTTCCAAGCCGTTCATGGCTCGACTCCGTTATCGTTCGATCAGTGAACTTTGTCGGACTCACGCGGCCCGAACTCACACCGCCAATCTCGGCACGATCGACACCCGGCATCTGCCGCCGGCCACCGGTTCGTGCATCTCAATCGTCAGCTTCTTCACCTGACTGTCATCCTGAAGAACACCCCCTTTCTGAAGCCCGTCTAAGAGGGCTTTCAAAACATTGTCCACGTCCCTGCGCCGCCGGTCGGGCGGGTTCAGGTCGATCATCAGTTCCACGTTCTCGGACATGGTCACGATTGAACTGCGCGCGCGCGCAGTTGCCACGCCCTTCTGGTAGTCACGTCCCTCTTTCGAGAGATGGGTTCGGCCGCGGTTGTGCCGCCAGTAGCGGTTGATGGATGGTGGGTACGGGAGTTCGAGTTCAATCATGCTGCCTGTCCTTCCGTGACGTGACGCCAAGTCTTTCCAGTCAGAATGTCGCCAATGGCTCGGTGACTGACTCCGAACCACGTTGCGATATCTCTGTGCGATAGCCCCTCTTTGTGCATCTCGCGGATGCGGATAATGTTCGAGTCCTTCAACTTGGCCCTGGCGACTGCCTCACCCACAGCACGCCGCCCGCGACTCACGATGCGCCCCTTTTGGGAACAGTCAGTGGCATTGTCCTGTGACGTTCCAAGGAACAGGTGTGTCGGCTCACAGCACGCTGGCCTGTCACACCGGTGGCAAACCAGCATGGCGCTGGGGATCGGCCCGACCATCACCTCGTACACGAGCCGATGGACCTTCTGGGTTCGCCCCTTGTAGCCGAGATTCCCGTAACCCATTCCCGACTTGCTTCGCGTCCAAAGCCTGCACGGCTCGGGAAGACCGTATGGCGAGTCGGCCGCAACCGTGAAGCGGCTGAGGTATTCAGCCCACGCGGTTGGATCACTTGCGCTGGGTGGTGGACACTTCATTCAGCAACTCCCTTTGCATGGCGGCGTAAATGCCGCTGGCCTGTTGAACCTCCACCCAGGCTCTCGCCGGGCGGCCCGCACACTCCGTCAGGACGTCCCAATCAAGGACGCCCAGTTCCTTCTGCTTCCAGCAACACGCAATCCGGCCCTCCACCGGCCGCATGTGCATCCAGTCGTGGACCGTTGCACAGAGCCGGATGAGGTTTGTCTTTCGATTCAGCCGCGTCTTCCCGCCCCAAATGTGATGGCTCTGCATCCCCTGTGACGCCGCCCGCAATCCTCCGTTTCGCATCGCATGTGCCCTGAACTCCAGATCGTTGAGCCACAACGTCCGGAAGAGCTGGCAGGTCTCAGTAGTGGTTTGCATGGTCGGACTTTGTAGATGACGCCTACGGGGCAGCGGCGGCGATCGTCCACTTGCCGTCACCATCGGCATCCCCCCAATCGGTGACGGTGACGACCACCCGGTCGAGGCGAACATCGCTGAGGATGTTGCCACGCTTAGCCATGCTAAACATTGAGAGGAGATGCCCCTCGTCGTACGGCCACGTGTTGGCGTCTGAACTGATCTCCATGCCGCACGACAGGTTGACGAGCAGTTCTTCGACTTCGTCAACCAGGGTTTGGTCGCTGATCGACCCAACAATGCAGTACCGATGAAACGGGGTCATCACGTGCATTGGGGCGTCGAAGTCCCATCCAGACGCCAAGTCTGTGATTGCTTCAATCACCACTGGAACGCCCAGTGGGAATATGCTTCGCGTCACAGGCACGTTGTTCAGCCTCTCCGCCGCCTGCATCGCCTGGGGGATGGGGTCAGTCATTGGGTGACTCCTGCATCTGCCAAAGCGTGCCGTGCAATGTGCTTCATCGCCGCGAAGACACTCGCGTCTGTGGATAGTGGCGGGGACGCCTCAAGGTTGTTGATCCTCTGGAGAGCCAGAGTCAACTTGCGACACTTCAGGTTCGCCTCGTGGAGTTGCGTTCCGATGTCCTTCGGCTGCTTCCAGCCACAGACCGGGCAGACGCCGTTGACCAAGATGCCGTAGTCGGATTCGCCGTGCTCCTCGGCGTACCGCTTGTGGGCGTCATCGGATCGGTTGCCGCCGCATGTCGCCGGGTGGAACCGCTCGTTCAATTCTCGCAATGCCCGAATCGCAGGTCCGGCCGGTCGCTGTGGCGCCGAAGGGTCTGGGGTGAACTCCACGTTCTCTCTCCTCGATCAGGTTCAGGGGTGGCGTTGTGGGGGGCTACCGAGCGATCAGTAAAAGTGCGTTCTCCATCGCCCGCAGTGCGCTGAACATTCGGTCCGTGGAATGCTCGCCAAATCTCGCGACGATCTCCCCCTTCCGTTGCTGAGATGCAAGAAAGACCGCATCCGCCTTGTTCCAATACTTCAGGCAGCCTCCCCCTCAAATCCCTGCGGTTTCCGGGGGCTCGGTAATCGCTGTGGCGGGGGTGGCAGGACTCAGGTCCCGAGAAACCGAACGAATCGCCGAGATGCAGGACTGGAGTACCCAATCGCGATCTGCCGGGTCCTTGTACGAATCCAGAGCCTCAAGGCCGATTGCGACTCCATTGAGGACCAGCGACAAGTCGCCCCCCTGAACTGTCAAGGATTCCTTGACAGTTGCCGCCTCTTCAGTCGTCAAGCATTCCTTGACACCTGCCGTTCGAAAAAGCACTGCATCTGCTGCTTCAATCCGCTTCTGGACAATCGCGAGGACAACCGCCGCGCAGTGGCTCAGGTGTTTGTTCCGCAGCTCAATGAGCATGTCGCGATTCGCAACCAACTCTTTTCTCATGTCTTCCATCGCCATCTCTCTCCCACTCCTCAATTCGCGAAACTCAGGGCACCGGCAGGACGGACACGGGTGCGTCAGGGGGCTGCGGGGTTGGTTGCAGCGTTGGCTCGCGCCCTTCTCGCCGCGTCATTCAAGACCTTCTGTGCGAGTTCGTAGCTGTTGGCTTCGTATTCCTCGTGGTCGTACCGGCCCTCGCGGGAGAATTCGGCAGCGACGATGCAGTGGAAGGCAATTCCGCGGCCGTGCAGCTGGTGCAGCCATTCGCCACGCTGACCGTCAGCCCATTCGTGGACGTGTGTTTCCTGGAATCGCTGCCCACCGCACCCGACCGCCGATGAATTCCGCTCGAACGTGTAGATCCGAAAGCATTTCCCGTGAAACCAGACAAAGGTTTCGGCGATCGGTGCATCCGGCTTCCAGTCGTCAGCCATGTTCGTTACTCCCTCAAAAGACTTGGTACGCCATGTGTACAGAGACCGGTCAGGGGACTTCCCACCTGCCGCACGCAATGAAGTTGGAAAGCACGCAGAGCAGCAGCCCCACGGCGTAGAGCGGAAATGAAATCGGGAACACGATTAGCCGGTACACCAGGATTGCCCTCCACTGCACGAGAGCCCACGGACGCCCGCATTGGTCGCGGGCGTTGATTACCCACCTGTCATTCCACGATTCGCGAAACATCTTGATGAACCGCATCGTTCCTCCTCCTCTGCTCTCGGGTCCGGGATGGGGGTCAGCGGGGGTCAGCCTGCCACCGCAAGTTTCTCTTTCAGCGCGGCGACGATCTCAGGCCACACCCGCTGTGCGAACTGCTGAGCCGCCGGCGGATGGTCGGACGGGAACAGCTCGCACCAGTCGTGAATCACGTCGTTCAGTGCCCCGTTCTGATACAGCATGAACGCGGCTTCACGGCCGCCGTATTCATCGAACGCATCGGTGATCGCGTCGTAGGCTTTCCGGCATGCCGCAGGCTTCGCCCCACTCTTCCGAGCTTCGACGACAGCCCGCTTGAGGTTCTTCTCCGCCTCGTCGTACTGCGTCTCTGTGCGGCTGATCTTGGAAAGCAGGTATCCCGTGTCGATGCCGCAAAGAAACTCCGGCAGCGGCTTACCCATGTGGGACCACCAGTAGCCGTACGTGCCGTAATCAGAGTGGATGCACATCACCCCCTGGTGCATCACGTGACCCTGCATGTTTTTTGCTTCGCCGTAGCGGAGGAACACCGTCGCCCAGTCGCGGTTCGCCTTCACCATGAACGATTCCACGGTGATGTGTTCAGGGGTCTCGATTCTTGCCATCGCTCATCTCTCCTTTCGGGGTGTCGTTACCAAGTAGCAGGGGGTCTTCAGGGGGCTTGCGATGGCCTCCAGCCATGGCTCACCTGAATTTGCGATCCCGTTCCATTCGCCGCAGCGATTGCTCTGGCGTCTCACCTTTCAGTAAATCCCAACCACAACCGATAGTTCCGCCCTTCCACGATCCGGTTCGTTCACCAACTTCGTCGCTGAACTCAACCTCAATGCCGAGACTTTTCCTTGCGAACAGTGGGCACCACCGAAGGCACTTCCACCGCCACTCCCGGCGATCCACGTAGATCGTCGCCGTGCGTTCTTGGACCTCACCAGACTTCAGGACGTACCGATACGGATACGTTCCCTGCCAGCGGCCGTCAGGTTCCTTGTCCTTCTCGTAGCAGCCGACGTATGGCACCCACGATCCATCCGGGCGCTGCACTTCGTGTTTGATGTGCTTCCAGTCCCACGGCATGTGAAAGAACTTCACCCAATCACCCCAGCACAGGACGACGGAGCGAGAGTCGTAATAGACTCCCCAGCTCTCCATGATTTCATGCGGGTGACGCCACCACCGATCCATAAACGGCAGTGAGATCAGGAACCCGAAAACGTCTACGCAGTACCCGTCCTCGAACAGGCACAGGCGAACACTCGGCTTAAACTTGCAGCCTTCAAGGCTGCGGCGAACTCGCTGGGAAAATGTTCGTGATGCCATTCGCTTCATTTCTCCTGGTTGATGTTCCATTCGTCTCCCTCGCTTTCGTACCCGTCTCTCGTGCTGCCCCGTTTACCTTTTGAACGCCGACTCAGGGGGTCACATGCCCATTGCGATGCGGTCGAACTCGCCACGCCGCGGCACCCAGCCGTATTGCCGCGCCTGCAACTCCGCGATGTCAGCCGCTTCCAGAAGTTTCATCGCGAGGCTTCTTGCACGAATCGGATCAACGGTTGCGTCGAACTCACGTCCTTCGATGACCTTCGGACCTGTGACGACCGTCACACCGATCGACACGCGACCCAGTTCATGCCACGTCGTCCCCACCGTCGTCAGGACTGCCGCGATATGTTTCTCAGCCATGCTCACACTCGCTCCTTTCCCACAGCGTTGACCTGCGCGACGAGTTCCTGCACGCGGGGCCAGTCTTCCTCAAGGAACATGCACGGGCCGTCGTAGTGCACGTAGAGCCGAATCTTCGGCATGTCTAATCCAACGTGGTCGCAGTAGCCGACGACCATGTCGCCCTTCAGGGCCTTGATTGGCTGGACCAACAGCCCGCCGTCCACGAGCCATTGGCCGGCTGGAAAGCTCTTGTCGAACATGGACCAGGCGACGACCCATCCGTAAACCCGCGACTTCTCCTCAATCACAAGCACTGGCACCGGAGGCTTCGGCGGCTCGACGTAGGGGCCGGTGACACCACCAGCAATGGCGATGAACGTATGGTCTCGTGTGCCGTCAGGATTGAAGAGCAGCGGCGTTTTGTTGCCGTAGCGGTCCTCGAAGTATCCGACCCACTGTTCGCCAGCCGGGCCGACGATCGTTACCACGTCGCCCCACTCCATCCGGTGCCTCCCCGGCCCCCCGATCACCGCCGCGGGGGCGTCACTGGCCGGGAGGGACGGAGGGGGAGAGGGCTGGAGTTCTGCAATCCGCCGAAGGAAGCAATCAAGCAGGCTACCGTCGTCGTATCGCGGCTCGCCGAGCGAGAGGTCAATCGCCTTCATGCTCCACTCGTGATGGAACACAGCAGCGTCAAGTTCACGCCGCAGCCGCCTGCACTCATCCACCCCCTGCGGTTCCGGGCTGGCGGGCTCGACGGGGGCGGCTTCTGTCAACTCGACGAACCGAGATACCGCAAGGCTGCGAGCAGTGGCCGCCGCAGGTCCGGTCAGCACCCACCCTCGCCGTGGGTCGAGAGCGTCGGTCTCTGAAATCAGCAGTTTGACGCGACTCAACTCCCCCTCCTGCGATTCCGGAGCGTTGACCGGGGCGGCGTCGACAAGCGGCAAGTCGCGATAGGTCGCCTGAAGCATCTGGATGCGGTCGCGCGGCACGAAGCAGGCGATATCCGACAAAGGTTCAGCGCCTCGCAACACCCAGCTCACGGCGTTCTTCAGATTCTCAAGGTCACACCCCGGCCCGGCGTTCGCGGCCGATGGGGGAGCGGGGGACTGGGGATTGTCCACGCCAGTCGGAGCGTCGGACGAACCAACGCCAGAGGCCGTTTCGCTGATGACGCTAGCGGTTGTCTCCACCGTGTCCGGCGGCGTGGGGGACTGCTTTTCCCCATTGGCTTCCAAGAACTCCAACCCAATCGCGGCAACTCGTCTGGCACATTCGGCACGTTGGGCGTTCACTTCATTCGGGAGGGCGTCAAAGCGGAAGATCCGCCCGAACGGCCTCAGCTGCCCGACAGTCTCCGGCCAATCGAGGTCGACACTGACCTGCCCGGGAGGCCCATCGACAAGCAGCGTCATTCGCCCGTTGCCCCACGGAATGTCGTCGCCATCATCCGGAGACCACGAGAGTGTCTCGTTCAACGAAACCTGCCAGTTGGCGAATCCGTTCTCGACCGACACCCCTTGAGACGCCAGTAGATCCAAGGTCAGCTTCGTGTCATCCGCCACCCCCTCCCCAGCCTCCGCGGCCTGCTCACGCGGGAGGATGCGGACGATGTCGTCGTTGCATTCCGCGGAATCACCGAAGAACCGGCCGGACTGCGTGTAGTGGTCACCACCGGCCATATAGGGCCAGTTTTCCGTCCACATCGTGTCGGGTGGCGTCGGCCCCTCAAACGGCACCACCTTCCCGTCCCGCCGCTCGCACCGATCCCCAACCTTCGCCACGCTCAAATCTACCTGTCCTGCCATCGCTCTCTCCCTGGGCTTGGTGTTACCTGTGCTCCGAGTCACAACGCCTGGATCAGTCCCGGCCACAACCGCCCCTTGTTCAGTGCGTCCCGGAAGTCCTTGCATCCCTCGGGCGGAAGAACCCACGAGCACCCCAACTGCTTCGCGACCAACTCCGCGCCAGCCTGCCCCGGAAAGCACGTAAGACACCCCTGACAATCGAGAGGACACCCCGGCGCCTGCCCCCGCTTCTCTGGTTTGCTATCGGCCTCGGCAATGACGATCGCTCGAAGGGTGCGCGCGCGCGCACCTGATAGCATCCGTTTGATTCCGCCATCACGGCCAAGACCCGTGTTAGACGGCCGACCGATTGCTCGTAGACCGAGAGAGATGGCGGCGGCGGTGTCTGATCCCCCTTCGACGATGAGCACGGGGCCGGATCGCTTGAGCCAGTCCCGTTCGTAGAACAGACCAGTTGATCCGCCCTTGAGACTCTTCTTTGACCCGTCGTCGTATCGCCGGACGATTCCGACGATGTGTCCCTGCCAGTCGCGGGCCGGCCAGCTCGAATACTCTCCCGCTCGGTCAGCCCCATAGCCGACGCGCAGAGCGGTGAGGGAAGCCACGGAGACACCCAGTGATCGGGCCACAGACTCGCGTCGTGCATCAGCTCGCTTGTCATCGAACATCTTCCTGGCAAGGGCCGTCAGTTCCGCCGTCGTGAGCTTCGGGGTTTCCTTCTTCTCCCGCTCAACGCGGGGTAACGCTGTCGCGTTGTCGCGGGGGTGAAGCCAGCTCAGACCCGCACCCGTCTCCCGCTCCTTCGCGGACGGGGCTCGATGGCAGTTGATGTGGCGGGGGCCGATGGTGCACCACGTCTTCCCGCCGCAGATCGGGCAGGGGTTCCGTGCTGTGACTTCTGGCCATCGCTCGCTGTCCCTCGCCATTCGTGGCATCCCTTTTTGGTTGCAATTCCGAATGCAACCTTTTTTGGTTGTCTTCGTGGAAACAACCGTTTCGGGTTGTCTCCGTTGTCGGCGCGCACCTCTTCCATAGAGGGTCTCGCCGATGAACCTGGGCAGTTCTTTGACCGACTCAAGCGGCGAGAGGGGGCACGCTGGTCCCTCACGCCTTGCCGGGTGTTATGCACCATTCCGCTGCCGGGTTTTCATCGTGGTCGCTTTTGATCGCCATCCGTGGCTTCAACCCGTTCTGCGACCGAACGGTTCCCCTCCTGGTCCCCGATGAATCCCGCCCGTTATGGCTTCAGTCGTCCGCCCTTCTGCATCTCAACGAAGTCCGCAAACTCCGATTCACTCAGTACGGCCCGGGCCGCGTTGCACGGCACGCAAGCCAGTACGACATGCTGCCTGTCGCCAATCTCCCGCAGGTGGTCGATGGAGGCCATCAGTTGCACGGGTCCGCCGCGTCGGCCGATGTATCCCCAGGCGGGCGTTACTCGCTCGCATGGCGGAATGTCCGCGACTCTCGTCACGCCCTGATTGCACCAGTGGCACCTTGCCCCCATGCGCATCAGTCGCGGCATCTCGGCGCTGCGATCCTTGAACCGCTGCTTTTTCTTCTGCTTCTGTCGTGGTGAGTTGCAGACCGTCACTTCACCCCTCCCGAAACAAAGGCCCCGTCCTCAACCTCATCCCACCGCTGAAACCACATCTCCGCGGCACACTGCATCAGCAGCATGTCCGCGAGTTCCTCGTGTGCTCCCTGGATCAGCCCGGCCAGAGTCCGAAACCCGACCGACTGACCATCCACGGCCACGCACACGGCGTCCGGCTGTGACTCAATCGCCTTCTGCACCTTCGCTGTCACGGCCTCGGAGAACCTGTCTGGGGACTCCGTGAGCTTCGCGAGGATCAATTCCCAATGGCCCCTGTAGAGGTGGACGGTCATACGGCCTGCCCTCGTGGAATGAGGTCCAGCCCCTTGGCGTTACACTTCTGCTTCCAGCCCTCACGGTCGCGCGGCATGTTGGCCAGCGTTCGCGGCGGGTAGTAATGGTGGTCGAGGTAGAACAGGGCGTAAGCCTGTTTGAACGTCATCCCGGCGTTGCGACAGCGGAAGAACTGTGAGTCCCAACGCCGCTGGTTATCCGGGTGAACCTTGATGATGCGAGGCTTGAAGATGTCCCCTTCAACCTCGCGGAGCGTGCCATCCTTCTGGATGATCTCGCGAGTCTTCTTTGGCGTGCGGTATCCGCAGTGATGACAGAACAGTCCGCCGTTGCGTGACGCATAGCACTTCGGACAGACGATCGGTTCTTCGAGTTCCTTCTCCCGCATCCGCTCAATGCGGTCCTCGGTGATCGACTTCGGGTCGCTCTTCCATAGCGACCGCCAATCCCGGTCGGCGTTGGGTGAGCCATGCCGAAGGAAGTTGGCCCCGTGGTCTTGCAGCACAACGTGGTCCAGGCTCGGGTGTGACCGCAGCAATCGGCCGACAACCTGAAGGTAGGTCTGGAGCGTCCCGATTGGAGACGCGAGTATCAGGTGATAGAGCTTCGGGAAGTCCCAAGCCTCGCGAAGCACGTCGCGGAACGTGATCACCTTAACGCTTCCATCGTCGAACCGCTCCATGAGTTCCTTGCGGGCGTCTCTGCTGCTCGGAATCCGATTGCCCTTGATGATGATCTCTTCTCCGTCCAGTGATGCGGACGGGATTCCAGCGGCCTCAAACTGCTCGGACATCCAGACGGCCGTTGGCACGGACGGGCAGCGACAAATCGTCGGAAGCCGCTCCGGGTTCAGGCGGTTGTAGTGCTCCAGAACCTTCCCAAAGATGACTGGCGTCCAGACATTCTTCACAACGTCGCCGTCATTGAACTCGCCGGTTTTGGCCGCCTTCCGAAAGTCCAGCGTCCCTGGCTCGAACGTCTTGCAGATGACGTGCATTCCAACGGATCGGAGTTCCGAGTTTGTCCCGGCGACGATCAGTTCCTTGCAGCGGTGCGACAGGTTCACCGGCGTGGCTGAGAACTCAACAACCGTGGCCCCGGCCGCCTCGTGGTCGTTCAGAATCGTCTCGATCGCCTTGCCCTGCTGTGCGTGCCCTTCGTCAACGATGACGATCTCGGACTTGCTGAGCGTCCATCGCTTCGTTTTGTAGACGCGGCTCCACTCCGTATCCTTGGATGAAATCTGAACCGGAGCGTTGGGCCGGAACTGATCCTTGTAGTCCGCAGCGCGGACGCCGAAGTAGATGTTCGCTCTCTCGAATGCGGCGATCATTTGATCCGTGAGCACCTTTCGATTCGTGAAGAGCGTGGCCGATCTGGCCAACCCGATGATGTCCTCAATCATCAGGCTTTTGCCGCCGCCAGTCGGGCTGGTGATGGCGAGTCGTTTCAGGTGTCGAAGCCGCTGGAACTCAGCGACCGCGCGCAACTGGTGTGGCTTCCTCTCCAACATCCCTGTTCCCCTCTGTCCGAAATCCCTGGACTCTCAAAGCAACTCCGGCGTCAGGCCGGGCGGGCTTTCTGCCATTCCTCGAACGCGGCGAGATAGTCATTCATCAGGGCCTTCATCTTTCGGTGATGGCCGCCGTTGACGCAGTTCAGAACCTCAGCCCGCGACTGCACGAACCGGCACACCGGCCCGATCAGCTTCTCAAACATGGAGTCGTCGAAGTGCGTCTTCTTGACCGCTGGCGACTTCTTGCCCTTGCCGTCGAAGTAGGCGGCCACCGATGACCGCGGTGTCGTCTCTGGCTCGCTGTCGCCGGAGTCCCATGACCCCTCGGCCTTCTTTAGCGCGGCGGAGACTGATTTGTTGTTCAGCGTCTCGCGGAGTTCGGTCGCCTTCTCTTCCTCGCCCGCGGCGGCCAGTTCGTCGATTTTGTGAACAACCTTGATGGCCTTCTCAGCAGTAGACCGCTTCATCCCAACCCGCTCAGCGGCCTTGTCCATCGCCCGGCCGGAAGGCTTGGTTAAATTTGGGCAGGCCTTGCGAGTACCAATCTTCTCTCCGGGCTGTGCCTGGGTTTCAGCAACCCGTTCGGCGGCCCTCTTTGTCTCAATCTCATTCCACCACTCAACCTCGCGGGCCTTCATCTCCACGGTCTTTTCGCGGTTGTCGTTATCCAGCAGTGCCGCTTCCATGAAGTCGGGATGCTGCGTGTCGGCCGGGACTTCCGTGGTGATGCACGGCACTTCCTTCAGCCCAATGATCTTCGCGGCCTGAAGCCTTCGGTGTCCGCCAATGACGGTGATGCCATCGCGGGCCAGCAGCAGCGGCCGAATAATGCCGTGCTTGCGAACCCTCGCGACAAACTCCTGGTCAACGTCCTCGCCGTACAGTTCGATATTGCGGATGTTCTTCCGCAGCACTTCGGCTTTGATGTAAACGATCTCTGGCATCCGTGCGTTTCCTTTGGGCGTCATAGCCGGGTGTGGTGTCTACATCAGGCAGTCGGGGTGGTGTGATCTGCGAATCCAGAGGATGCAGCACCACTTCCACCACGGCTTCGTGAACGATTTGATCTCGGGTCCGTGTCCCGTGAATATCTCTTGCGAGAACGGCCAGACCCGGCAAACGCACTTCCCACTTCTCGGATGCACGGGACCAGCGATGTCTACAGCGGCAGTGCTCATTGGTGGTTCCCCTACTGTGCGAGGGCGGCTTCCGTTGCCCGCTCTCTGATCTGGCTCCACTTCATCCGGTATTCCGCCCGGGTCGTGAACGTGTTCAGGTTGGTGAGGATCTGAGTCGCCGCCTCGTTGTCGATGGCGTCCCAGTCCGAACAGCCATTCAGGGCGTAGCGGCAGACCTGCGTCCGTTCCTCATCGGTGGTGCAGAGGCACTTGCCGTCCAGCGTGGCGGCCAGCATGGACTTGGCCGGGTTCTCGGGACGGGGGAGCATCCCGCCGGAGAGGTCGACGCCGTCCAATCGCTGGTCTTCATCGCGGTCCCACTGCTCATCCAGGGCGACGGCCGCGGCCATCTCCGAAGTGAGCTGCCACAGTTTCGATGCCCGGCGGAGCGGCGATTTGCGCACCATGTCGGGCAGCGTGTCTTCGTTCTTCCAGAGGGAATCCTTCTTGCGGGAGTTCTTCGCGATGGCCCGCTGCACCTCCCACTCCGGCATCACATGGACGCCGTTGAATCCTGCCCGGGTGGTATAGGTGCAGTAAGCGCCGATGATGTTGTCCGGCGTCGGAATCGGCCGGCGAAGCTCATCGCGGTCGTGGCGGAGCTTCTTGCCCGTCTCGTCATTCCAGACGCGGCACTCCTCGCCCGTCAGAACCAGCTCGACTTCGACGCCCGCAAGGAAGTTGTTGCGGTAGGCGAGTTCCAAGAGCCCCTTGTATCCAAAGATCAGTTGCAGGTTCTTCGTGCCCGATTCGTTGTCATTGAACGGAACAAGGTAGGCGTGTCCGAAGGTCTTCCCGAGCCGGAGCCCCGTCTGCGCGCAGTTCGCGACCTGCACCAACACGGAGTCCTTATTGATCCGTCCGGGGTTCCGCAGCCCGTTCACTTCGGCGATCGCACAGGCCCAGAACTCCTGCGGCCGGATCGTGGCGGAGACGAACGGCTCGATGCGCCCCATCTCGGCAATGAGGTGGGATGCGAGATCGTTCCTTGCTTTGGGAAGTCGGGTAGGGTCGGTCATCGCTGGCTCAATTCGAGTTCGTAGTTTTCAAGGTCGTAATCCCGTGGCATTACGGGGTCTGCCTGGGTCGAAGCGATGTCATCGGGATAGGCTTCGCTGATGTCCGCCGCGTCCCCGTACTGCTCTCTCAGCAGTTCCGCGTTGTCTCTGCATCTCGCCAACCGTTGCAGGCCGTGAACACGGACCTTGTTGTCCCCGATCTCAATCCACTGCTCCCCCAACTCGAAGGCGTAGCAGGCGGCCGGTGTGTTCATGGAAGCCTTCATCACCACCAGATGCGTGAACGTCGCCCCGGTCCCCGCGAGGTGCGGAATGGACCGGCGCCCTCGGTCGTAGAACGCGGCCGAGAAGTCGTAATGGTGCTTGCGGACTTCCCGCTCCCATTCCTCGCGGTTGGTGGCCCGGGTCGTCTTGATACAGAAGATGTTGCCGTTGAAGTCCAGGGAGTCGAGTGCCGCCTTGCAGGGGATTTCGACTTCGGCGAACGCTCCGCTGTCGGTCTTAAACTCCACCGTCTCGTCCCAGAGAATGACCTGCTCCCGGAACCCGCCCGATTCGATGATCCCACGGGCCAGCTTGTTCCCCATGAGGGCTTCGCGCCACTCGCGGAGTTCCTTGTCCTGCCCCTCGGAAACGATCGTCTTCGGCCGGTGTCGCTTGCAGGCGAGTTTCCAGCCGGTCGTGCCCCGCGAATGGGGCGAGGCCACCCAATTGATTTCGCCGTCCAGAATCCACTCATGAAACAAGATACCCATCGTGAAGTGAGTCACCTTGGGCTGGTATTCGTCGTGCTTCTCCGGCTCCCTCTCGGGTGGATTGAGGGCGAGGTAGTACGCCCGTGGTCCGCGCGGGTCCAACATCGACTTCAATCGAGTGGACCGTTCCCGTGCGGTGTCCGCGTCGTATTGATCGCGGCCCCAGTCGACGATGCGACCGTTCGGTTGTGGTGGGAAGGCGTCAAGCATGATGGCCCCGTGTCAGAAAGAGCCCGGCCAGCCGATCCGGCCGGGCGTGTGTCGAGTGAGCTTCGGATTAGTTCTTCATGGCACGGCCTCCGGGCGATGGTCCAAGGGCAGTCTCAATCGTGCGGCTCCAATCCAGTCAGAGGCCGATCGTCGGCGGCGTGTCTGGCTTCAATGCTTTTTGTGCACAGTCGACGCGGCGCTAACCGTAGGTCGACGCCTGCTGCCCCGGCCGCGTCGGCGGGCCGGGACGCATCCAGGGGCCGTCGCCCAATGCCACTGCGTCCAGTGGGGATGCTGTTTCGCTCAGGTCGTGGATGGCCTCGCGGGTCACAGGGCCACCTCATAGCTTTGCGGTGGGGCTTCCACCGCCTGCACGCCCAACGTGCACAGCGTGGAGTCCGCCCCGATGAACTTCAGGACGCCGCGGAGATACTTCGCCGCCTTCTCCGGCGGGCCGCACTTCCACAGCAACTCATCCGAAACCTTGCTGTCCGCCGCGTACACCCGCTCAACGAACAGGTCCACGCTCCATCCGCAGTCCAAGAGTAACTCCACCGCCTCGCGGATGTCCGCCGGCCAGCGGGCCATCTCGGCTGCGAGGTCCGGCCCGTCGTCCCCCTGGGCCTCGTCGTCATCAGGGACGCTGTTCTCCGCTCGCTTCTTCCCGGTGTGCTCGTCTGCGAAGTGTCCCACCTTCGGAAGCAGGTCGAGCGAGGTCGCCCATCCTTCCTCGGTGTTGACGTCGACTTCGCCGTTGTCGATCTGCCGCCGCAGTTCCTTGTCGCGGGCGCGCACCTTGTGGTTGACGTGATCGTTCTGCCGCTCGGGCTCGCAGGCGGCGCCGCGAATCCTCCAGCCCGCGAAGGTCGTGAAGGACGCTCCCCGTTCGTTCTTCGGGTCGTAGTCGTCCACAGACTTCACCAGGGCCAGATACGCCTCGCTTTGCACGTCGTCCGGGTCAACGCGGCGGTTCTTGGCGGCGCGTTTCGTGGCGAGCATTTGGGCGAGGGGCATGTAATGCACGATGAGCCTGTCCCGGACTTCGGCGCGCGGCTTGGTCCACAGTTCCACGGCCTCATTATCGAGCCGGGTCCAAAGTTTGGTTGACATGGGCGTCCTTACCTTTCGAGAGCACCGCGCGTCGTGAGGCAATAGGCGAGAGCCGTCGCCGAGATCGCGTAGCACACGTACTCGAACATGGGTTTCCATCCTTGGCGTCGAGCTGCGTCCGGAGCGTGCGGAACACCGTCCGCAGATCCGGGTGGCACACACGCAGCTCCCTGGGTTCTTGGGCGGCCACAGCCCAAAGCAGTCCGAACTTCCAGCCAATCGCCTCGATTCGGGCGAGTGGGTCATTCGTCAGCCGCAATACGGCGGCGGTCAGTCGGTCGAAATGGATCATGCCGAGAGCTTCATGACGTGGACGGCACTATCGACAATCTGTTGTGCCCTGGTGCGAGACACGCCATCGGCGGCCCCGATCTCGCTGAGTGTTTCCCCCGCCAGCCGCTTCCCTATGTATTTACGCTGGCGGAAGGACAGGAGGGAGAGCCGGTCTTTCAAGATGCCTTGCAGTTCCCGGAACTCCACTTCCTCCGTGTGTGAATGCGGGTCTTCAACCGGAAGGTGATGCCCGTCGCCGCACATCTCGATTTCGGAAGCGGCCTTGCACACCGCCGCATGGTTCGCCTGGGTGTCGCGTCCCTCCGGAAGTTCGATCAGCCGGTCTTGCCACTGCTGACGCCAGAGGAATCGAGAGAGGCAGGTTCCGGCGTATGTCGAGAATTGCAGGCCACGGTCTGGGTCGAACGTCGCGATGATCCGCGGCATGACGAGAACGCCATCCTGAATCCGATCGCGGAGGGCGTGACGCCAGTTCCGCTTATCCCGCCGCACCAGCCGGGCGGCGACGTGTCCGATCAGCCCCATGTTCCGCTCGATGATCTCGTTCCGGGCCTTCAGGTCTCCCGCCTGTGCGGCCCGGAATGTCTCGCGACTGGCCTGTTGAATCTTCATCTGGAGTCCTTCCCCTGGTTGGTGAACGCGGCATTCAGGCCGCGATGTCGAGACGCCGGGAATCGAACCCGGTCAACTCTGTGATTCCATGTCGTTGCACCGAACTTGTGGGAGTCGAACCCACGACAACCGTTCGCTTCGATGATCCGGCCGTCTGTTCCACACTCAGTTGCAACGCATCTCGACTGCGGTGTTCTGTTCTACGGCCACCGCAAGGCCGCGCGTCGTCCCTGTGCACGGGACCGAACATCCATCAAGCCGCTTCTGCTTCCGTGTGCGGTTCCCGAGACTCGCCGTCCTCGATAATCAGCGTGCATTCGGACTCGTCGCCACCGCGTTTGACGACCACTTCCGCGAAGACCTGTCCGCCATACTTCTCACAGGTCTCCATGAGGATGTCCCATGCGTCGTCGTCCATCAGCGAAGCGTCTTTCACGAGGGCCACAGGCAGCCCCTTGGCGGACGCGAACGCCAGCCCGGCCCACAGCCGCTTCCGCTCCGACTCGGCCGCCTGATCCAGGGGAAGGCCGTTGAGCGTGATCCCTTTCGCCTCATCGAATCCCAGACCGTCGACCGGCCAGTTGGCTTTCGCCATCAGTTCCGACCGCTGGCCCCTCAGAACTTCCAGTTGGTCCGTCAGCTCCTTGGCCTTGGCGTTGGCCGCCTCGGACGCCGCTCGCTTCTTGGCAGCGTCGATGTTCGCCCGAACCTTGGCGTTGATCTCTTCGACCTGTCCCATCTGTTGACGGATGGGGGCCGTGTCGATTCCCACGAATGCGTCACGGAGTTCGTTGGCGGCGGCCTCCGCGTTGACGGCGGCTTCGGCCCGTTGGGTTGCTTCGGCGTGTTCCTCGCGGGCGTCGGCCAACTGCCGCTCCAGCTTCGCGACCAGGGCCGCCTTCGCGGTCATCGTCTCGCCGGTCTCGCGGGTCCGACGTGCGGCCTCGCGAGCGCCAGCGGCCAGTTCCTCCCCCTTGCGGTTGTGGTCGTTCGCCGCGTTCAGGCTTTCGACCAATGCACCCACTGACACCAGTTCGGCGGGTGCATCTGGGTACGCCTCCGCCGTGTCCCAAAGCGTCTGCGCCTCTTTGGCATCTCGATTCGCCTCCTTGCGTTCGTTGAACACGCGATCAATGTCCGAATCGATCGCGTCCGTGTTGACACCCCCCAACTCTTTGAGCCTCGCAATCTGCTCTGCCGGCCGCTGACGCTCGATCTCCCACGGGTCAAACGTGAGTGATCCCAGCATCCCGTCCAGCAACGCCTGCGGACTCGTCAGCTTCGCCTTGCGGCCGTCCCGCTTCTCAGTGAGTTCGATGGTCGTCTTGGTGTACGAGCCGTCTCCCGGTCCCCAGAACTTCCGCTTGGCAGTGATGACGCCCTTGTCCGTCTGGATGTCACATTCAATCTCCCCCTCGGTCTCGCCCACCTTGAGCGGCTTTTCGGGAATCATGTCGGCGCCACCGAGCACCATCGCAATGGCGCTCAGCGTGGAAGTCTTGCCCGCCCGGTTGCGTCCACCCAGGACATTCTTGCTGGTGTGCGGAGCGAACCGCACAGCCTTGAGACGCATGATGTTTTCAGCTTCGAAGCGGATAATCGTGGACATGGCTGACCCTTTGGTGTGTGGCCCGTGGTGAAAAGAAACTGCCTCCCCGGCGATCTCGCAGAGGGCCGGCCACGAGGCCGGGGAGACAGGGAGAAACCTTCAGAGTTCGTCGAAGTCCATCGAGTCGAGAAAGTGCTCTTCGCAACACCGATTGCTGCAGAAGAGCGTGTCCGTATCGATGTCCGGGTTTTGGCAGACCATGTCATCGATCAGGCAGCGTTCGCCGCACTGCGCGCATTCCGCCAGTTCATTGTCTCCGGGTCCGCCGTACCGCTCTTCGACGGCACTGGCGAGGGACTCCGCGTAGTAGTCGCGTCGTGGAAATGGCATCGTTGACCCTTTCGTTTGATCCGTTGACATCCGTCCCGCGTCCAATAAGGTGGGGCCGTGGTTGCCGGTTGAGGCTCAATTCATCCCGGCGGCTTGATCCCTCTTGCTCCACGGCTTCTCCCTCCGTGGCCCACCCCCTTACAACCGGCGGCCGATTTCGTCCGTCAGCCAATCCGTCAGGTCCGCGACCACATCCGGGCTCGCGTCGAATTCCCCCACGATCACCCGGGGGTCGTATGTCTGCTGTGCGGTATTCCAGAAGCGAGGAGTGACGACCATGAACCGCACACGATCAATGACGACTTCCGTCTCCCTGACGATCTGCACGCCACGGTCGGTGTCGCATTCGTCCTCCGTCGTGATGGCCGAGTAATGCACTTCGACATCACACCCCGAGTCCACCGACATCCAGTCCGCAGACCGGCGATCCTTCCGCAGCAGTCGGCCAAGGTTGACCATCGTTTCCGCGTCCTCGACCGGGAGTCGCGAGTTGGGCGTCTCCACAATCGCGACGATGGGCCGCGAACCTTCCGCGATCAGGAAGGCCGTGCATTCGAGAACGCCGGTCTTCGTGTTGACCACTGCCTTCAGTGCCGTCGACATCGCAGCCCCCTGGAAAAAGAAAAACCCCGTGAGTCGGTTGCGGGCGACTCACGGGGTTTCGATCCGGATACCTCCGGTGAATCTCGTGTTCAGTGCCGCAACGCACTTCGTTTGTCATCAATGTTCATTAATGACGAGTGCATTAGACGCACGTCATTAATGACCGTCAATACTCATTCCTCAAAAATGCCGAGAATTTGCAAAAACCACCGATGACAGCATTAATGGCTGGCATGGCCGGCACGAAGAAAATCCCGAACACGTATGACGTTGCATCCCTGCGAAAGCACTTGGCCGCGGTGGAGGCGATGATTCCCCGCACTCGCGAGTTGCTGGAGAAAGCGGCGTCCCGAAAGGGCAAGTCCCTTGATGGACTCCTCGGAGGGTTCGACCGCGCAGAACGCGCGATGATTGCCGCGAGGGCAGGAATCCAGGCGATTTGCGACCAGATCGACGCGGCCGATGGCGTAGTCGAGAACTCCCCCAAGAATCGAAAGGGCTGACATGCGGGCTTTTCTGATCGTTCTGTGCTGCGTCGTGGCCGCTGAGGCCGCCCCGAAGCCGAAGAACCCCCGGCCGTCGTCGAGCATGAACGTCGACAAAGAGGGCCAGCCGCTCCCCTACGGAAAGGTGAATCTCCTCGGGAACAAGATGGACTTCCGCCAGTTCATGGCGAAGTGTCAGGTCCGCAGCGGGAAGGCGATCAAGACCGGCGCCTTCGACTGGCAGGGCGTCCGCATCACCGGCCCCATCACGAAGATCCTTGAGGGTGAGGAAGGGGGCTGGCAGGTTCTCACGAAGATCAACCCCGTCACGAAGCAATGGGATGAGCCCGTGACAATCTCCCTCGCGGAGATCGGCGGCAACGAAGGGGCCGAAAGCTCGGGGTATCGCGTAGGGAACATGGTGTGCGTGCATGGAATCATCGTCTCTGGAGCAACCGGGGGCGTGTCCGCATGGCACGCGGAGCTATTGCCCCCTGGTCTGAAGTGGGAAACCAAACTGCGGACGCCGCCCCAGATCGTGGCCGGGACGACGCAGACGTATTGGGTCGACTGCGTGGTGAAGAACACCGGCGCGCAGCCGCTTCGGAACATTGACTTTTCGGTCAGGCTGAAGCAGGTCGACTCACCGAACGATGAGGTGGAGACCTACACAATCCCCGGCCTCGCCCCTGGCGAATCCACGTCCTTCACGATCGACTTCGACTGGTACAACTTTCAGGTTCTCGGAAAGACCAGCATTCCCATCGGGGCCGCCAAGGTGACGGCCTACGATTTGTGA